TTCTTTACTCTTGTTTTGAGATATTGACTAAGACTAAAGTACCCAAAACCAAAGCGATGGCGTATCCAATTAAATCTGCTATTGATCGATAAAATGACATCATATGCCTTGTCTCCTAAAAAACTTATCCAGGGTGCTAGTCTGGTTATGCCATCAAACATATCTCCATGTACTACAAGATAATGTTTTCCGTCTGCACCTATATGTTCTATTTGATTATGTATTTCAACGAGTCCAAAACTGAACCCATATGGTATCATGGGTCTTAAAAATTCGTCGTGATTACCAGCCAAATAAACCACACGAGTGCCCCGTTTAGCATGACCGAGTACACGACGGACCACATTAGTATGGCTCTGTTTCCATCTCCATTTGTTTTGTTGGATTCTCCAGGCATCGATTATATCTCCTACAAGGTATAAGGTGTCACAGGAATTGTGTTTAAGGAAGTTGTTTAACTTATCAGCCTGACAATCCCTAGTACCGAGATGAACGTCACTGACGAAGATGGATCGGTATTTCTTCATACCAATATTTATTTGTGTAATATTTTTTAAATATTACAATAGTATTACAGACTTTGTTTTTTCTTCTCAAGGTCTAATATAACAGAGCCTTCGCCAACTCCTAATACACATGATGTATCTTTAAGAAATTCTATAAGTGTCCATGTGCCTGTAGTTTTATTGACAAGTAAAATAAATTTAGTGTTTTCACCTTCACCACCCCACACTGGTCTTTCCGCATATTCTCCATTGACTAATTCGTTATACATTTTTTTAGTATCATCACAAATAACATTCTTTTTTCTTTCAACGGAGGTAGATTGTGGTATTGCCGCAGTTGTTAATAATGCGGCAACTAGTATGACGATTAATTTTTTCATTGTACGCCTTGTGGTGTAATAGGTTCTTGACCCATTGGTAAATGCCCAATCAAAAACAAAATTAACTTTTTTATTCATATTCTTTTACATTTATTCCATTTAATGTATATAGTGCATCCCAGCTATCTTTAAACTTTTCATTATATCCCAAAGATTCAAGCAATTTTTGAAAATCATCATATGTTGTTCCAGTGTCATACATATGAAACTCGCTTATTTCTGCCCATATTATTTTTGGACGCAAGTTACCAATAGCACTGAATACTTTATGTTCTGCTCCTTGAACATCGATGTGAATGAAATCTGGTCTTATATTATGTTCTTCACAAAAAGATTCTAGTGTAACACTATTTACCGTGTAACCATCTCCCCACTTCCATCGTTCATTTAATAAATTAGGTCCCGGTTCACAAACGCTACCTGACCAAGGCCATTCTTTACCGTCTAATATATCACTAGGATAAAATGTTAAAGTTCCAACTATATCCGAGACAGCCACATGAAAGTAATTTATCCCATGTTTTACTGCTACTTGTTTATTGTTTTGTTCCCAAAATTTAGAACATTCAAATGCATATATAGTAGCTGAAGGAATTTTTGCTTTGATATTTCGAGTGTCGTTTAAGTCCGCCGCCCCGATATCAAAAATTATTGCATTAGGATTTAGATTATTTGCTAGCCAATTTAAATTAAAATTACTCATATGTATCGTAAAAAATAGTGTTGATAGCGTCAATATAAATTTCTTTGTATCTATGGGAAACAATAAACTTTCTAATCATAGAATGACTACTTTGTATATCTGGATAGTTATTATAATTTGGATGAACATCAGACAACTCTGCGATAATCATTTTTGGCCTGTGTTCACTTAAACTAAACGATTCAAAAACTTGTTGCTCATATCCCTCAACATCTACTACTAATAAATCAAAATTTTTAGGAACATTATGCTTTTGTAGTATTGTATCTAACCTACATGTAAGCACAGTCAGTTCAGTTTCGTTGGCAAAGTAAGCAGGTTCAAAAATATTCTTATGTGCGATGTGCATAGAATCACTTAAAGTACTTAATCCCCCGACTACATGAATTTTGCTGTCAGTATTGTTTATACCAATAGCACATTGTTCAAATTTAACATTATTATGTTTATGTCTTTGCTGACAAAGATTTATATATTCAGGAACTGGTTCTACATAGATACCAGTCCATTCCAAATCTGCAAGACAACTAGTATTAGACCAAGACTCACCGTCAAATGCACCAACCTCAACAAAAAATCCAGTTGTCTTATTAAAGTACTGTAGATAAATTTCTTTAAGATTGGGTATTTGACAAGTTTCAGATATTTTAATATTCATTGAGTTGTTTTTCAATTCAGGCATATATTTCAGACAGACCATACTCTAGGTTCTCATTTGGTGACCAACTAATTGCCTTGTGGTGTAATAGGTTCTTGACCCATTGTCTCTTTAGATCCCTGCATGGTTCGAGTTTGGTTACGAATCCCCGGTGTGCTGGTATCTTGTACCGGTTGAGGCTCTTTTGGTTCCTGGGGTACCTGAGGTACCTGTGCTGGTTGGACTTGTTGAGCAGGTACAGACTTTTGAGCCGGCGCACTAGTTTCTGGTGCTAGTGCGTCACTGCTACCAACTCCGCCAGATTCTCCATTATACAGAATATGGAAAGTCATGTTGCCTTGTGCCCCAGTTGTCCAATAGGCTTTTTCTGTAGTTAATTTTACACCTGTAACTGCCTGTGATGGATACACGGCATGCATTCCACGAATAAGAAAATCTTTATCACTTGGAATAACGTCATTATACACTTGTATCAATGCACTATTGTTTAATATATCCGAAGCACTGGCGCTAAAATTAGTATTTTCATTAACGTGCTTGGTCACTTTAAATGCTATGATTAGCATCATGGTATGAATTGGTACTACTGGTTTTTTCCAATTTTTAAGATAATTATTATACCATTCTTCAAGTTTAGCACTAATAATATTTTTCCCGATTGGTGTATCTCCAAGATCGAGATTCATATTTTTTAAGTTCATTACCTGCTCTTTTTCTTCTGGGGTAATCAATTTAGTTTGGACCGCTATATCTAAAGGAGCCGAAAAATGTGTCTTACCATCAAATTCTCCGGGTTTGTTTTTCTTTTCATTGCCTTTGAAAGCATTAATAATTTGCATTACATTTTGATGTTTTTTAATTATTAATCGACCTTTATCAGTTTGTTCTAATTCATCTATAATTCTAAGAAAATTCTGAGCACTGGCTTTAGCACCGCCGCCGACAGCATCTTTAGTAGAGATTTTTAATTCTTTACCTTCGGGTGTAACTAATACACTATCACTCAATGCCCCACCTTGATTATCATTGAACTTAATTGAACAGTTGGTTAATGAGGCACCTGGTCCGAAAAACATATCAACAGCATCCTGTGCATTCCCTGAAAGTTTCATTCCTTTAACTAATGCAATAGGTTGTAACATTTCACAAAAATAAATTTTGAATGCTTCAAAATTCATAGCACCTTTAGGTACTTTTACTGGAAAATTACTAGCGGCCAAAAACGTTTGTGCTGCTACTGCTTCGTCACTTCCCTGACCAAATTTAGATACTATTTGATCAACTATTGATTGTGGAGTTTGTCCATCAAAATTTGTTAAAACTTCGCTAGGTTTATATCCAGCATTTTCTTTAATACCTTCTTTGGTATTATATTTGTATCCACCGGGTATAGCAGAGTGTGGGAAATCGTTATCGTTTCTATTGGCCTTAATATCTTTAAAATATTTTCCTAATACAACATCGGCATTTTTATTATCTTTAAATGATGCAAGCCCGAATGCTAATAAATTATTTCCGGGTGCATTGACCCAGGTAATGTTTTTTCCGTTAGTTGCCTGTGTTTTTGCAGTATCCATATCAGCGGGTGTAGGGTATTTTCCAACGTTGGGGAAAAATTCCAGGCCTTGAAATACTAGAGTTTCACCTTGTTGATTTTTAAAAACCTCGCCGGGTTTTCGTCGAGCTAGGCCAACACCTTCAACTAACAGTGGTAAGAATTCTCTTGCTCGCATAATAGTATATTTATACTACTTCTGGAAACAGGACTTCGCTGACAAAACGTTTCATTTTAGATTCTTCTACACCCATACTAACCATACTGCGTATAACGTGTGGATTCTGCTTTTGATAGTGACAATAACGATTCTGTGCCATGTGATAATCTGCTGTGTCTTGCTGCGTATTTCCGACGTTTTTTAGATAATAATCCAATGTACGTAGTGCTAATTCACATAAATTGTCTAATTCTTCGCCTATTCTTACATTACCTGCGGCAACCATTGCAGGGCTGAATATACTACTTGCCCACTCAGGCAGGTCTCTAGCCTTTTGCCAATTGTAGTAAAGTAACTCATTGGCAAACCAACGCATCATAGGATGTGTGGGATCACCTCCTGAACTGTAATCACAGAATGCACCTGTGATTTTATTTGGACCACACACTGCATCAAATCCAAAAATAGGGCTAGGATCGTTAAAACGTGGAAACACCGTACAATGTAAAATGTAGATATTGTGACTTTCTCTATTATCTACAATTTCTATATGTGCTCTACGATATCGAGGGCTTGACCAAAGTTGATTATGCCACTCGTAATCTAAATTACCTGCTATTGGTTCTCCAGTAGCATTAAATTTGTCCTCGAACTTTTTAGCTAGTTCTTCAATTTTGTCCCAAACTGCTGTCATATGATTCCATTATTTTAATTGCCCATTCAAAGGCTATGTTGGCTTCAACGGCCATATCGTCTGACAGCATAGTACGTACAGTTTTAATTAACTCGGCACGATCTTCAAACTCTAAATGTGAGTGTGGTGCTTCCACAATCTTCTTAATCATTTGGCCACCGTGTAGGTCGCCCATGTGCCAAGTATAAAGGTGTGCCATAATACGAGTAGGATCACCTAATGTTCGTATATAACTAACATACTCTTTGGTTACTTCTTTATAGGTATTAAAACTACCTACAGGTTTATCCATGGCATCGTAGTCATCCATGATTAATCCTGCTCGTTCAAAGCCTGGTGGAAATGCGTCTAACAATCCCGCTGTACGGGCAGCATGTTCTATTTCTTTATACCAAAGTTGTTTTTGATATGTAAAATCTACCCAAACATCAAAAGGCAATGTCTTTGCAAACACTGCCTTCATGAATAGGGTATCTTCTGCCTGTTGATGTTTATCAGCAGTTAAATCTTTTAAACTCATAGTAGTTCCTCATTCGGGTTCTACTTTAATTATCAAAGGCCAACCATGTGCTCTGGCTAAATTGGTTCCATCGATGGCTTTCTGCTCTGCTACTTCAAAACTATAAGTACCTACTGTAGCACTACCTTGAGTATGTATTTGTAATGTTAGTACTAATGCTGTTTTTTGATCATGTCTAAACACAGCTATTAACATTGATATTACAAATTCCATAGGAGTTGAATCATCATTACATACAATGACTTTAAACTTACCAGGTTCTTTAATCCTATTAATTGTTCTAGTCTTTTTTTCTACTACAGTATCAGTGGTCATAATCTTATTTCATAAAGGGGGCCGAAGCCCCCAAACTTTATTCGCCCTTAATTTTAAGGACACGAGGTTTCAACGCATCAGGAACAACACGCTTCAATTCAATTGTAAGCACACCATTCTTGATAGTTCCATCTCCGACTTCCATATGTTCAGCCAAAGTCCAGCTACGTGTGAAGTCTCGTAGAGCCAGCCCACGATGTAGGAATTCGGCAGTAACATCGCTGCTCTTATCTCGAACTCCTTTAACGATCAGTTGATTCTGATCAATCTCAACTGTGACTTCATCCTTGGAAAACCCTGTTACAGCAATTTCGATCTCATAGGTATCGTCGTTGTGTTTAACAATGTTGTAAGGGGGGTAGTTATCTTTGAGTTGATTTGCATAACGATGTTCAATATCGTTAAACATTGTATCAAAACCTAGAAGTGCTCTGTTTAGAGCGTTGGTGTCGAAACGTACTAATTGTGTCATATTTTTTCTCCTTTAAAAGTAAGATAACACTGGGCACTATGCCCTAAAGTGGGACCCTTGATAGGTGTCCCACAATACTATTTATTATACAGTCTCTTTAGCTTCTGTGTCAACTATGCCGTCTTCCGCATCTTTCTTGGCCTGTTCTTCAGCTTTCTTTGCTGCTTCTTCGGCTTCATGCTTCTTACCAGTGATAGGACCCATAGCTTGATAAAGTTTTGGAATACTATCTTGAATGATTTTAGGATCATCGCCTTTGATAGCATCTCTAATTGCTTGAGCTGCATCATCAACATTAGCCTTTTCTTCAGCAGTAACTTGATCTCCATACTTGTCAATATCAGCTTGGAATTCATTTAAGGTAGATTCTGCTGAGTTACGTGCTTCAATGAGCTCACGTTGTTTCTTATCCGATTCAGCATTAGCTTCGGCATCTTGAACCATACGTTCGATTTCTTCTTTGCTAAGTCCGCTGTCGGATTTGATAGTGATCTTATTCTCTTTGCCGGTTCCTTTGTCTATTGCCTTGATATTCATAATACCATTAGCATCGATATCTAAAGTAACTTCAATTTGCGGAGTACCTCTACGTGCTGGAGGAATACCTTCTAATTTGAATTCGCCCAATAGCTTATTGTATTGGACGAATTCTCTCTCGCCTTGGAATACTTTGATATCTACAGCAGGTTGATTGTCATCAGCTGTGCTAAACACTTGGCTATGTTTAGTAGGAATGGTTGTGTTCTTTTGAATCAACTTGGCCATTACACCGCCTTGGGTTTCAATACCGAGACTTAGTGGAGTAACGTCTAGCAATAGAACGTCAGTGCGTCCTCCACCTAGTACATCACCTTGGATAGCAGCACCAGCAGCTACTGCTTCATCTGGATTAACATCCTTGCGTGGTGCCTTGCCGAATAGTTTCTCAACTGTTTCAACAACCTTAGGCATACGTGTCATACCACCAACAAGGATAACTTCATCAATGTCTCCAGCAGTAACACCTGCATCTGCCATAGCAGTTTTACAAGGTTCAATACTACGTTGGATTAATTCATCAACTAGACTTTCTAACTTAGCACGAGTAAGTTTAACATTTAAATGTTTAGGACCACTTGCATCTGCTGTGATGTAAGGCAAATTAACATCTGTCTGTGCAGAACTAGACAATTCAATCTTTGCTTTTTCAGCAGCTTCTTTCAAACGCTGGAGTGCTAGCATGTCCTTTTTAAGATCAACGCCGTTGTCTTTCTTGAATTCATCAACCAAGAAATCCATAATACGCTGGTCAAAGTCTTCGCCACCTAAGAATGTATCACCATTGGTGCTTAGAACTTCAATTTGTTTGTCGCCATCAACATTAGCAATTTCAATAATACTTACGTCAAATGTACCACCACCTAGGTCATAGACAGCAATCTTGCGATCACGTTTGTCTGCCTTATCCATACCATAGGCAAGAGCAGCAGCAGTAGGTTCGTTGATAATACGTAGAACTTCAAGTCCTGCAATCTTACCAGCATCTTTAGTTGCTTGACGTTGTTGGTCATTAAAGTAAGCAGGTACAGTAATAACTGCCTGTGTAACTTCGTGTCCAAGATAGTCTTCAGCAGTGAGTTTCATTTTGCGAAGAACCTCAGCACTGATTTGTGGGGGAGCAAGTTCTTGATCATTTGCACTTACCCAAGCATCGCCATTGCTTGCTTCAATAATTTTGTAGGGCATTAGATCAATGTCCTTCTGTACAGCCTGTTCTTTAAACTTACGTCCAATTAGACGTTTAGCTGCATAGATTGTGTTCTTTGGATTTGTAACTGCTTGGCGTTTTGCACTAGCACCTACAAGAATTTCATCGTTGGCATAGGCAATAATACTAGGAGTAGTCCTTGCACCTTCGCTGTTTTCGATGATTTTTGGAATACCGTTTTCAATAACGGCTACACATGAATTGGTTGTACCGAGGTCGATACCGATTACTTTACTCATAATTTCTCCTTTAATTAAGTAAGAGTTTTGTGGGCCCTATGCCCGATAAGATATCCAATATAGGTATATCGTGCATTTATTTATTATAGATTAATCAAGAATCAATGTCAATATGATCGGCAGCTTTTGCTACATTTTTCATTTTTTCATTATAAATGTTACGACTTTGCTCAATATCAAACTCAAAATTTTCTGGGTTATTAACTGCTTTTAGCACAGGATGTATTATCTTATCTGTGATCCTACGACTCATATCTTCCATGACTTTTTCTATATCGTCACCTCGGGCAATACGTTGCATAGCACGACCTTTTTCAAACATGCTAACACGAGTTGCCCATGACTCTATAGACTCATCCGGATTAATTCTCATTCAATATTAAATTCTAATGTACTACTTATTTTAGGTATAAGAGTAGGTTCCACATCAATACTTAGTAGGTCTTCTACTACACGACTGCGATTTTTGATATTGGTTTGTCCGAGAACTACCACTCCGAATAACTCTTTATTTTTTTCTATTAACATAAGCACACATCTTCCGGCCGGATTAGTGAATCCAGTTTTACTAATTAAAATATTATCATATACAAATATATCTGGATTTGTATTTCTTAAGTTAATTGTAATAGTTTTTTTACCCTTGGGTACTTTTAAAACCATATTACGTTCATTGGCTATTTTACGTATCACTAGATTGTCTTTGATACGATGTAAAAATTCTATGAGTTCTCGAGCAGTACTTTTATTACCTTCTTTAAGTCCCGTGCTATCCACAATTGTAGTATTCTCTAATGTAATATCTTTTACATAGTTATTAACATCAAATAAAAATTTATTAAAGCCGCCTGGATGATGATATGCCAGTGTTTCTGCTGCTCTATTGTCACTGGTGATAATCATGGCTCGCATAAGGTCCATACGTGTCATATATGTTCCCCTTATAACATGACCAGCGCTCCGACCATCTATATATATTTTTTCATCAAGATCAACTCCACTATTCAATACAGTTATTGCAGTAAATAATTTTGTAATGCTAGCTATGCTTCGAATTTCTACATGATTATATCTTACAATATAGTTAGCAGAACTATAATCATACAGAGCATACGATCCGGGCAAGGATGTTGCAGCATGGGCTGATGTTATAAACATCAGTAGTATAATAAAAAGTTTTTTCATGACCACTTCAATATAAACATAGTTAGATCTTTTTCATCTTTAAAATAAAACTTATCTTTCTTTTCAAACCAACGGACACCTGATTTTCCATATTGCTTAATACACCATTTTAGTGCCTGTTCATTTATATCAGGTGGAGTATCTTCTGCTCTACCAAGTTCGATCCAAGTGTAGTGCATACCCCAACCACTAGCTTTGCCAGTTTTCATAGGACGTAACTCGTGATCCGAACCTATGTTCAAACCACCAAATACTTGACTACTAATATTAGGGAAACCGGGGATTGTTGTTGCCATTATGAACTCCACTTTAATGCTAACATAGTATATAGTTTTTCATGTATGTCAAATGTGTTATGGTATACACCCCACAGTTGCTCAACGTGTTCGTGCCACAATTCTCGATCCTGTGACCGCAACCATTGGGATGTATCATTATAGCATCCAACTGTGTACCATGTCTTACCATCAACTACGCTTTCGTCATGTATAAAAAAATTTGGTTTATATTTCCACTGTGACATAAACTGCTCGTCGATTTCTTCTTGCATTCGTTTAGCAATTCTAGTTAATATTTGATCTTCTATATTACTCATAACCACTTCAAAACAAACATTGTATAATCTTTATCAGTTTTCCAAATGCACCATTCCATGTCATTATCAACTGATATATTAAATTTATCCAATATTTTATGTGATTCTTCTCTTCGATCCTCTGCTGGTAATTCCATCATTTTATAAACAAATGGTGCTAATTGCCTTTCCAGCCTCGGAAGATCATTTAATTTATAAAATGGAGTTTTCATTATGACCACCTCAAAATAAACATAGTGCGATCACGTTCATCACGGAACCAGTACTTTGAATTACTGCCTACCCAACGAGCATTTTCTGTAAGCCAATTATTATCACCCATTGTGTTAAACATCCACTGGTTCATATCTTGCCACTCTCCGATATCATAGTTGTATGGTCGAACCCAATATGGCCATTTAGGTTGATTGTCAGCGTAACCAGTTTCAAGGCGTTTCACGTTGATTTCATTGATCCATTCTGTTGCTAATTCAGATACCCATTTATCACGAGCCATAGCACGTTTCTTAAGCATTAAACAGACGCCCAACGTGTTCTACGGCAAGATCATCGTCGGGCACAATGGGAGCGTTCCACATCAGGGCCATTATTAATGCGTCTTTATTACTTTTGAAAACAAAGTCCATATAATTAACGTTGGCATGACTTTGGAATCTATCACCGGGCAAGCCAAAGCGTTCAATGGCCCAGGCACATACATCGTTCCAACGTTGTCGATCATCAAACTCACGACTCCATGATATGCGTACGGTACTTGACATTATTCAACTCCGAAATGTTGTTTAATCTTTTTTCTATTACGATAGTATTCTTCGTAGGCCAAATCACTGACATTACATGCCTCACTCCAGAATGCTTCTCCGGCCTCTTGTATAATCAACCTAGCGTATTTTTCGTAATTGAAATTAAGTCCAAATTCATTGTGTTCCCAACATTGGGGCTCAAGTTCTTTGATTAGATTGTTCATTCTATATATCTCCTAGAATCTTCATTAGAGCGATAACACATATATAATACTCCTACAATATATCCAATTAAAAATCCAAAAAATAAATCCCAGGTCATTTCTTTTTCCTACGTTTAAGCATTTTTTGATATTGCTCTTCGGTTAATGAATGACTGGTATCACAATCACCATTTGGATCTAAAGTACGACCACAATGACAAGACCCATTCATATCTATTAATCGTGTCATACCTTTCATTGGTACTGATACAATATATCTAATTTGTTCTTCTACTCTGAGAGGTAGATCAGAATGTACAAGTACATTATCTTCAACTTGCCTTATAACCATTCCAACTATAGGGACTTTGTTGAGTCGGGTAAAAACTCTATCCCCATAGTTGTACTTAGGCTTAGGCAAGTGTGCATCTCTTTGCAGGAACTGATCAGTTTGTGTTACCATATTAATACAACACAGGTTCTACTGTGTGCTCACCTTTTAGAGCCATCCATACTTCTTGTTTCTCGGTATATATAATACGTTTCTTTTCCAAAATAGGCCGACGCATTTCTGATGTCATATTACACCATCCCCCTACCCGAGCATAACTGCCATATGCTTCTTTTGGACACCATTCGTTAATCCATCCGGCTAACGCCTTAAATGAGTTAATAGTGTTACTAGGATGACTGTAAGATACTGCTTTCAAAAAGTCGTTGGCTAACACCGCAGTAAAACAACTGCCTGGCTCATAACCATAGACCAAATAGTTAGCAATGGCATCAGCAAAGTCTCTAGGAACATCCCACTCGGAAAATGTTTCGTATAAACGATTTCGACTATAAACAGTTATATTCATATCACACCTCAAAGTAAAAGTCAGGTTTAAAACCACTAGTATCTTCGTGTCCAATATAGCCACGCGGATTACTAACCACACGAGTATCACCAATCATGTAATCAACTGGATCATGCATATGGCCATGTACCCAAGTTTTGATGTTAGGAAAATCTAAAATTAATTCACTTAGATCACTGGTGTATCCCCCATTCATAGTTTGATCGTTCTTGTATTTGTCATTGATACTTGCATAACTAGGACCGTGGTGAGTAATGACAACAAAGGGTTTGTCACGATTCATTTCCAATACGGTTTTAAAGTATTGTTTAGTCTTAAAATGTACTCCAGCAGTATGCTCAGGTGTTAGTTTATGATACACATCTTTAGCAGGATAATGAGTAGTTATAAGTGTGTAATCATTCATGAACTGCTTGAGAGTAAATGCAGTGATGCTATCACCCTTGTTAAGGTCAGTCCATAGTGTAGCACCCATAAACATAACACCTTTGTAATTAACAACTTCGTTTTCTAACAAGGTTACATTCTTAGGTAGGATGCTTTTTAAAGCATCATAGGTCTTATCAAATCTCCCGTGATAGTGTTCATGGTTCCCAAGCACCATAAACACTTGATCATATTTTTCACATTCCCATTTGAAGAACTCTGAACAACGATAGAATGTGTCCGGGATATCTTGTATGAGTTTAGTGCTGTGGTGATGCTTGCGGATGCTACGTGCTTCGGCGATATCTCCAGCCAAGATGAGTACTTCGCCACCGGGTAATTCTTGGTAGCCGAATTCTAAATGTAAATCTGATACAAGACTGACTTTCATATTAACACCATTTTAGTAAGAACCATTGATATTCTTTATCAGTGGCAAAATAAATTCTCATTGTAGTTTGATTATTAATCCAACACCACTCAGTATTTGGATTACTAATCTTAGTTACAAACTCATAATCATCACTGGCGCCCCATTGTTGATTACACCATTTTCTAATATCACAGAATAGTTGATGCTCTTTATAAACAAAGTCAGCACAGTACTTATACTTAGAATGCCCATTCATTCTTCCATCAACTTTTCTGTGGTTCATGTTATCTTTATCTGCTTTGTATTTGCTCGATCACTATATAATTTATGACCACGCTCTCTGATCAATTCTGCTGTAGCCTGTGGATATTCTTCCCACTGCTCTCTCCAAAATACTTCATCCATTTCTTCAGTACAATCGATGGCGTAGATTTCATAATGACGTTGTGGATTAAATCTAGCCCTCAACAACAAACTACGCACAACACCGTTAAGTGGATTATTAATTCTTTTTTGATCCCTTAACAACCGTATGGTATTTTCTTGCTCGTGAAACTCATATTGGGAGATAGGAATAATGGATTCAATGCCCAAATTATCCCAACTGAAGATAAATGCGTTTTTCGTTGCCATACTGATATTATACACTAAACTGGTAAATTTGTCAAGTGGTTATAACTCCATTAAATAGTCAAAAGGATTGATTATGGAAAAGATTAAGAAAGCACTTTGGTTTACCGCAGGTATTTTATTTTTGGGAATAGCATATATTGGAATAATTGTTCCCGGAATTCCATGGTCCACTCCTAGTTTAATTGCAACCTACTGCTTTGCTCGTAGCAGTAAAAAGTTCCATGACTATATGTTAAATCATAAGTTATTTGGGCCATTCATCAAAGATTGGCAAGCAGGTAGCGTATTTCCCGCTAAGGCCAAATGGTTCATGTTTATAAGCATGGATGTTAGTTTGGTTATCTTTTGGTTCGCCACACAGAATTGGAAAGCCACAATGGGTATGGGCATATTCTTTGCACTAATTATACTTTGGGCAAGCCGATTGCCGGGTAGCAGAGAAGAAGCAGAACGCAGGAAAGAAGCTGGAGAAAAGTTAGGTTGGTTTAAGTAATAAGATTTTTAAAACTTTTATATTTCAGTGATTCATATATTTGATCAAGTGTAGGATATCCCTCAAATTTAGTTTGTATTATAATCCTTGGATCATTTCCTCTACATTTAAAACTATGAAATACATCGACGTTTAGCAAATATACATCTCCAGCTTCAACTTTAAGTTCTTCTATAAATGGAACTTTTTCATATTGTTTAATATGAGCATCTCTGGAATAACCATATTCGTGTCCGTCTTTATCTTTTATACCTAATACTGCAATACGTTTTATTAAAGCATCATCATACCATCGAACCCAATCATTAGGATTACATGATATTGCTATGTTAAGGGCCGACTTGCATTTTAGTCCATCTTTATGGATTCCATATCCATATCCCCATTCGCTATAAAATGCCTTTTGTGTATGTCTTTTCTTTTCACTTGACCATTGAATTTTAAGGTCGGTATTTTCAAATATTTCTACAAACTTATCATTTAATGTTTTATCAAATTGAATCCATTGATATGGTTCGTTATCAACTTTTCTTTTAAGAATTTCTTCTTTAAAAAACTCAATAGTATCAGTGGGTAATTTTCCCAATTTTATGTAAAACATAATCTCTTTGTTGTTTAATAGACATATCTATTAATTTAGATACGTCAGGAAAAACTTTTCTCCAATCTGTATTTCTTGATTTATCTAAATGGTTCATAAAATTAACAAAATTTACAATGCTTTCTGGTTTATGGAATTTATCATCTAATTTTTGTTGCAGATGCAAAATTATAATTTCAGCCTTTTCGCTGGTATTTACATATTGTTTATAATAGTCAATTAGCTCTTGTTTAGCAACAGCAGGCAACGATGCTACACTATGGAAATCGGGGCCTTCTAAAAATCTTATATGGAAAGTTGCACCAATTGATCTACACCATTCTTCACTTTCAATAATACTATATGCTGTGGCAATTTGAAAGCAAGTAGTTAATGCTTTGATTTCAATTTTACCATTAGATTCAATTTCGTATTCTTTTAATTTTTTAACATTTTTTTGAAATTTATCCCAATTGCCCGGGAATCTAATAATTTCATATTGATCATTAATAGCATCCATACTACCACGAATGTCAATCTTTTTAAAATGCTGCCAGCGTCTGGCAATTTTATCATTAACGGCACTACAATTTGTATCGTATTCTAACCATATATTTTTAGCATATCCTGAATCGATTAGTTTATCTAACATGATATCATGTGCAGGTGTAACCATGGGTTCTCCACCTGTTATGTATATATGTTTTAAATATGGCATCATGCTTTCAAATTTTGGCCACCATCTAGGATCTTCAAACCATTTTAATTCAATTGGTTCTATCCATTTATTTGTTTTTGGATCTTTTACAATTCTAACTTTTTCGCCTTGTCCAAACTCTGTTTTTTGATGAATTTCTACATATTCATCGTACCACATATTACTAAACGTTGGGTTACACATTATGCATTTCTGATTACATAAATTTCCAAATCTAATATCCAAACTACTAGGCATCCAATCTATGTTTCCATCTTTATCTATTTTATCATGATATGTGGATTCAGAAACAACATTGTCATCTTCGATATTCATCAAATAGACTCTTCTACTTGTATTTTTATGACCTCTGTTGTAATTTGTAATTACTTCTCTATTTTCACAACAATCACAATGTGGGCTCCATGCATTGGGGTCTTTCACATTAAGTAACCGCACTTCTCTATGCTTGTCACTATTCATTATATCCTGAATGCTATGAGTTAAAATATGCATTACGTTGCCAAATTTATCTCTGCATCGTTGCATATCCAAATCGGGATTACTATTTTGTCCTATAGAACATAATCTGATATATCCATCAGGGAGAATATGCAACCCATTCCAAACTGTCTTACAAAACATTATTTCTTTCCAATAAACTGTAACGATATTTATCGAAGGTTACATACGCTCATTATAATGAACTTCAGCCCATTTAAAGTTATTCCACTGGGTATTAACTGCCATTGACGTTTTTTCACGTATATCGTGAAAATATAATTTTGCATTTGTTTGCATACTATCAACTAAACAATGAAAACTACTAGGAACACAATGTATTTCTTCTGCACATTGTATTAATTTAACATATTGCATCATATCATCAGTAGTACCTTCGTTGATTTCTATGATTCTTACATTTTCTTTTAGACCTGCATTCTGTCTAAATGCAGGAATGTTTATAGGAATACCGTCGGGATGATCTCCAGTATATCGATGTATAAGGATGTAAGGTTCATTATTACTAAGGGTATCATAAAGTTTATCAGACCCTTCTATATGTGCGGGAAGTCTAAAGTTTGAATATCTTAGTCCATATGATAATTCAAAATTAGCATATGTTTGTATATCCCACATAGGGATAATTTGAAAATTCTTTATAGATGTTTGTGATAGTGGAATCGGCAGTATTCTAGAAAGACCGTTAGCTTGAGAATATTGCATTATTTGATTTTCATCAGGTTCTAATGCAATAACTTTTATGTTAGGATGATCTTGATATAATGTTTTTACAGTTTTATAAAATTTAGGTTGAGCTGGAACATGCAATTCGTGAGATCTATCAGCAAAGTGATTTACAATTCCGCTTTGTACAAAGGTATCTCCTAACCCAACTGGTCCTAAAAAAAACAATTTATCAAATAATTTTATCATCGTTGTCGTATTTTTAATTTAGCATAAACAGTCTGTACTCCCACAGATTGTCTTATAGCATCTTGTAGTGCATCATGTTTCCCACCTTTGGGCATATCTGGATCAACACCTAGGTCAAACAAGGTACGTGTATCACGTATCTGCCAATATTGCCAAGGTACTGGTTTGCCTAATTGCTTATATATATTTTCAATAATCACAATATCAAATATCGAGCCATGTGCCCAGAATGCATCACATCCCCAAGCAAACTTATGAAATTGATCTATTGCATCAACCAATGAAATACGATTGTCTGGACTAAATGCTTCTTCCATAACAACAGGGTCTTGCTGGCTCCACCAGGTTATGGTATTTGGATCCACTTCTCGACCCAATGCATCTTGATCATCTATATTAATTCTAAAATATAGTTTATCACCATATCCATTTCCATACGGATTAAAATGTACTGCTCCGAGACTGAGAACTACTGCATTAGGCGACACCGCCATTGTCTCGAGATCCACCATTAGGTGCTTGGTCATATTAGCTTTCTATAAATTTATCAATTAATGTATTTGGTTTAACTGTGGGAGTTTTTTTAGTTTTTACTTTTGCTTCTGGATTTCTTATTACTTCTAAAACACCGGATTCGTATTTTTCATTAGGTGTGGTTTGTACATTATCAGGCAATTGAGTTGATAACTGTTTATCTGTAGTGGATACAATATTCTCATCTGCATAGGATATTCTAGCAGTTGCTATATCAAAATATTCCTTAGACATTTCTATGCCAATAAAGTTTCTACCAGTTAATTTGGCACTTACGCCGCAACTACCAGAACCCATGGTAAAGTCCATTACTGTATCACCGGGATTACTGTAAGTCATAATCAACCAATTTAAAACATTGGTAGGTTTTTGTGTAGCATGTACTGTTTGCTGTGCAGAAAAATTCCTGCTGGCGTGCAATATACTTTTAGGATATCTTGTACCGTGGTTCTCACCTCCCAAGAATGGTTTTCCATTATTGCTAAAACCATATCCATGACTGTTTTTTCCAGTACCGTAACCTTTTACTTTGTCTTTAGCTTCACGCTTATATGCTTCACCTTCTTCCATAATAGGATTATAAGTGCCGCCACTTTCTTTACTAAAGATCATAATGTTTTCATGAATCTTTTGCGGGCGAAATTTAGCAAGGCCCGGGCTACCACATTTATTTTTATTCCAAATAAGTTCATGTCTAAACCAAGATATTTTACTAGCAACAACTAAACTAGTAAATGGTTGGCTACCAAAGATAATAATATTACCTTTTGGTTTAACAATGCGTTCAAGTTCTTTCCACATCTCAACAAAGTCCAATACCTTATCCCATTCGATGCCTGTAGTTCCATAAGGTGGATCTACACATACCATATCCACGGATTGATCTGGTATATTTTTAAAAGCGTTAAAACAAGAGTCGTTAAAAAGTGTTATGTTCATATTAATATTTACTTTGTTTTAACAGGTACAGGATTTTTATAAAAATTAATAGCAGTTTCCCATTGTTCAGCTTTTTTTGCCCAGCAATAAAATACACCATTAGTAATAACGTTATTGAATACTACTTCAAATTCATTTGTATTAGGAAGGGACTCATGTTCTTTGCTCCACATGATTTGGAGATTGTTAGTAGGGTTTTTACCCCAATGTGTAATTTGTTTAACACCACGTACCATTACGTGGCTGAAGTCTTTTTTGTCTAGGCTTAAAAACCAATAGTCGCGAGTAGTTTCTTTCTTGTGTTTAATAATAAGTTCTGCAAATTTTTTATCAGATATTTTGTTAGCAATTCCTAAATCTTCATACTCTTTAATAGTAAGGCCAGTAAATGCCCACAGAAGGCCTAATTTGCTAAAGGCATTGTCGCTAGATCCAATACTAGTTTTAATATTGACCACATGTTCAGAGCCGTCATAATCAACAACAATCATATCGCTAAAACTTCGAAGAACACCAGCTTTGATTCTATTTTTAAATTTTGGTTGTTTTTCTAACCAAGCAATAATTTTATCTTCGTCTTTTTTGCTATTTACACGACCTTCAGTATTTTCATTTACAGCTTTAAGATTGGATTTCTTAAGTGCTTCTACAATGTCGTTTAAAATTTTTGGTGCTGCAGGATTCATATATTTCCTATTAATTGTTGCTCTCAAGTATCAATTATACAGGAAATCTGATATCTTGTCAATACATTTTTTTGGGTAATTGCTGATCGTTTAGCTTTTTTTTCCATCGGGCTTTAGCTGCACCTTTAGCTCGTTTGCGTGTTGTAGTGGGTTTTTCATAAAACATTTTGGCTTTGAGATCTTCAAGAAGTCCAGAATCTTCTACTTTTTGTTTAAATTTACGGAGTGCTACTGCTATAGGAAGATCCCCAACAATTACCTTGTTTCCAAATACTTTATTGTTTTTGCTCATTTTTCTTTTTATCAAAAATCATTACGGCTGATTTACCGTTTATAGTATCTTTACTTATCCGTATTGATTTTAAACCACGTTCTACAAGATCAACAGCGTCAAATTGATAGGGCAACAATACTTTTTCTATAATGTTTTTTAATCCACGAGCATTAGTTTTAAGTTCTTTGGCTTTCTCGGCAACAACTTGTAAAGCATCGTCATCAAAAGAAAGATCAATTCCATCAAGTTCAAATAGATATTGATATTGTTTTATCAAACTGTTTTTTGGTTCTTTTAAAACTTTAGCCAATTGCTCAACATTTAGTTCTTCTACATTTATATAAAGTCCAAAGCGCCCAACGAACTCTGGTATCATTCCAAATTTAATTAAATCTTTAGTAGTTAATTCTTCATAAATTTTATTGGTGTCTGTTTCATTTTTTATATTAGCATGAAAACCTACTGATTTGGCATCAGTACGTTGCTGAATAATTTTATCCATTCCAACAAAAGCACCACCACATATAAACAATATACCACGAGTATCTATTTCTTGCATCTCACTTCCCGGATGCTTACGTTTGCTAGATGATGGGATACGCATAACGGATCCTTCAATCATCTTTAGTAAGGCTTGTTGAACACCTTCCCCGCTGACATCTCTAGTGATACTAGCACTTTCACTTTTGCGAGCAATTTTATCAATCTCATCAATATAGACAATACCACGACTAGCTTTTTCTAAATCCCCATCTGCTTCGCCAATTAAACGTGTAAGGATACTTTCAACATCATCTCCAACATAACCTGCTTCGGTAATACCTGTAGCATCACAAATAGCAAAGGGCAAATCTAAATAATCAGCAATCTTACGTGCCATCATAGTTTTGCCACATCCTGTTGGTCCTAACAATAGTACATTTGTTTTTTCAATTTCTATTTCTGTACTAGGATTATTAATGCGTTTAAAATGTTGGCTTACTGCCACACTTAGGGCAATCTTAGCATTGCTTTGTCCAATAACATATTGATCAAGATATTCTTTAATTTTAACAGGGTTCAACAACTTTGCATCTTTAAGATCGTGTTTGACTTTTTCATCTTTTAATATATCAACACACAGTTCAACGCAATCGTTACAGACGGCTGCATTCTCACCCACAATTAATTTCTCTACATCTTCTTTGCTTTTTCCACAAAAATCACAGACATGAGTATCACTAAGTTTTGTCATTAAATGCTCTTTTTAAAAATGATTCTATATTGGTTATTCTATTTTGATTTATATAATGGCAAACTGCCGCTGTATTTTCATTCTTAGTTTGATAAAATATATTTTTCTTACCTAGAATATAACCACTCAAAATAGAAGTAATATTATTTAAACTATCTAAGTCAATGTACTTATATTCAGATACAGCCATAGCATGAAAAAACCAAGTTAAATCTTGTTCGCCTGAATAGAAATATATATTAATATTTTCTTTAATATCAGATTCTCCTAACCATTTACTTACAGTTTCTTGATCTTCATCACTTAGATGTATAAAAAGAATACTGTAGGATTCGTTTTCAAAAATATCCGGTGGGGTAATTAATGTTATTTTGCCATCCATTATAATTTTGCCTTAACTTCATCTAATATATCAACAGGAATATGATGCTCGCTAACATCTTTATTTCTTAGGCGATCAGCCCATTGACCTACAATCATTGCTCTTTTACGTTCTTCGCTAGTTTCAGCATATTCAGTTTGAGTAATTGTATTTGTCCAAACATTGCTTTCTTTTTGTTCTTCATTTTGAACATATCCTTCTTCTACTTTTTCTTCAGTCAATGGAATAGGATCTGGCTCAGGTACAGTTATATTAGTGACAGTAGGCGGCTTTGTGTCTATGACATCGGTGGTCCCTCTAGGGCTGTCACCCTCCACTATAGGTTTTTCTTTCTTAGGCATTCTAAGTCCAACAATGGTACCATCACTATCCTTTAGTACGCCCGGCTTACCTTCACGTTCTCTAAACTCTTGAAAACTCATTTGGCTAGCTAACAACAAAATAATTGCCAAAGGATCAAATACAATAATAATTGTAATAATAACCCAAGTGACTGCTTTTTCTAAAATAGTTTGATCAGTACTGCCATAAAAGAAAGCGGCTATATATTTTATCGGTCCAACCTCTGCCTCCACTTTTCGTACCTCGGCGGCAATAGGCGCACGTTCATTGTTAAGTCCTTGGATAGACTTCTGCGACTGTAATATTTCATCTTGAAGTCTAACACGTTCTTTCTGCTGGGCTTTACGCAGAGCCACAGCTTTGTCGGCACCTTTTTCATCTGTTGAGCGGCCCAATACTTGATCCACTCCCTCATCCATCTGTTTAAGTGCCTTACGGTTTGCTTCAATATTCTCTTTCTCGGTTTTGATCTTTTCATCATATACAGCAATTTTACTCTGAACATCACCACTGACTAGATTTTGATCACTATGTGCTTTACTTAAGAATCCAAAGATTCCCATGCTGGTAATAATCATTAATACCACAATAGCGGTAAAGAGATATGTTTTGATCAGTAGCGGAGCAGTCTTCCAATTTTGTTTGAGCCATATTGTGGCCACTAACTTACTAATTTCTAATGTAGTTCCCATAATAATAATAGGAACAACTGCGGCGGCGAATATAGCAGTAAGGCCTACTACACTATAATAAACAGCCACAGCTGAAATACTTAGTCCGCTTAGTAGTGCAAGGTATGCTATAAATTTTTCATTTAATGTAGGTTTCATAAGAATATTTATAGTCAATGTTGATGTTCAATCTCATAGCACATTTGCCGGTTCAAATAATCTTACCCATGTTGAGGTTTGTATTGATGGTCGTCGAATAGAGTTGGCTTCGTCATTTATATTACCGATTGGTTTTTCTCCAACTGCATCAACATATCGAGCAATTAATTGACTTTCTAAAATCAATACTTCATTCCATGGATTAATTGTTTCAAATGGATAATTGGTTAAATCCCATAATTTAATTTTAATAAAATCTTTGTCTATTGGAATGTTATATAACTTTTCAAAATCTTCTTCAACGATTCTCCAATCGGCTCCACTAGAGCCGTTAAGTCGTCGTTCTCCCCAACTACGAATATGTCCGATTTGTCGATATACTCTTTCTCCATAGTTGCGTGAGTTATCAGCGCTCATACCAAATTTAATAACAATCCCTTTGTACATAATTTGATAAAGATATTTGTCAATCTTATAATTTTTCATGTAAATTGAAATATCATAAGGAGAACATAAATCTTTTACGTTAATAGTATGAGTGGGTATTTTACTCCAGTCAGCATTAATTTTCATCGTCTCATCCTTGAAATGTCAATTGCTTCTTCATCACTAAACACAGGTACAGCATTACTCTTATGCATTGTGGCAATGCCTTTAACCTTAGTACCTGTATATACTTTAGCAGGTGCTAGTACTGCTACACCACCGCCGGTATTAAGACTTGGTATATGTTTGGTGTTAGTACGACCTACTGGTGTCTCAAGTTTATAGACCAATGGTTCAGCAGACATAGCACGACGTCTCCGCCGTTCTTCTTGTTCAACACCTTGTCGTTTAAGAAGGTCTTTCCATGCTGTATCAAGTTCTCGAGCACGTCGAGCCTCTTCAGCATTACGGAATTTTACCTTGCCCTTCTTCTTACCGGTCGTGGTCAGGGCAGGACCACATAGATGCATACTCATGCTACGTGTGTTTCGAGGTCAAATGCCATTGTAACTTTTTTGCGAACAGGTTCAAATGTGGCCTGTAGTTTACGGGGCATTCCTGTCCAACGTAGGATTTCACCACTTGGATCAATTTTAAGAGATCCAGCAACTACCCAGATTTGACGTCCGGTAGGATCAATACCTGCTAGTTTTCGAACTACACCATTAATCAATCCACTAGCAGTATCTTTGCCACGGTTCCAATGATAGGTAGTACCTTTGTTTGTCCAGATTTGGAAGTCTTTGGAATCAGATAAACAATATTGTTTTAAGTTAAGTAGAGTAGTTTCAGCATTCATAATTAATCTCCTATGTATTAATTATAGCGACTTTTTACCAGTTTGTCAATACTAATTTTTACCAAAATACTCTTTCCAAATTTTGATAGTCTTATCTGTGTAACTTTTTAAAGATGCTTGGTGTGCTTGTACATTTTCCAAAGGACGATTGTAGGCAAGATGTAACTTTTTAGTTATGTCTTTACTATCCGAATAGCTTGCACTAAATTCTGGAATAGCCCATGGTATTTCTCCAATAGATCCAACTATAGGAACTCCTTGACTAATTAGGTCGGCGGCTATAATATTAAAGGATTCTGTGATGCTAACTTGCATACCTATATCCATTTCAGAACATAATTTTAAAAACTTGTCACGAGGTTGCCATTCGTGATTAATCATTATATGCCCACTATTTTGTAATTGTTCAAATAATATTTTAAAATTACTAATTACGTTGTCACCCTCCATTTCTACACGGTTGGCATTAATATGGAATCGCAATTTCTTTCCAATTTGATCAGCAAATCCTATAGCTGCTATTGCTTGTATTATATGATTTTTTAATAATCGAATAGCACCAAAACAGCTTATGTCAATATACTCTTTATCTTTATTAAAGTTTTTAATTTTATATGTTTGTGGATAAAAATTAGGTAGATAAATTACTTTATTTGAAGTTTCTTCATCTGTCCAATTATTTCTAGATTTTAAATATATAGAAATATCATGTGTGGCTCGTTGAGCATTTTGCCCAATTATAATATTTTTAAAATCTGAATATAGTGAAACTTGCTCTATTGAACAATATACTCCTGCTAAATGTATAATTTCACAATGTGATCTTCCTATCCACTTTATGTTAGGATGCATATTACATAGATAACTGAATAATCCAGGATTAGCCCATAATGATTCTATAATTACATAATCGGGGCAATATGTTGCAACTAATTTATTAATATTATTTGAAGTTGCAAGTATTTCAAGGTTACTATCTATTCCGTTGTCTTTTAACATTTTATGAACAAAGGTCGAAGCATGATATAATGTCGAACTCAACTCATCATGTATTTTATCATGATCTCTATAAAGTAGAAAAAGTACCTTACTCATTTGTTAAATTAAAATATGAAAGGCCCCGAAGGGCCTTGCTTACAATTCTAAGGTTGGATTAGAAACTGTATTCTAGACCAGCACCATAACGTGTGGTATTTGTGGCTGCTGTCTCTTTCAAGTAACGAGCCAATACTTTAGTATTTTTACCCAACGCATAGTTAGCACCTAAGTTATAAGACTTAAGACCACCGTTCTCACCATAACTAGCCATTGCGGATAGTGCTGGAGTTACAGTTTGAGTAACACCCATGCTCTTACCTTGACTGGTTACGTTGGCTACTTTGTTGTCAGAATATAGACCAAACAAGGTTGTACCTGTTTTAGCAATTTCAAACTTAGCACCAACAACATCGCTTACACTGGTTGAACCATTGTCAAAGCGAGCATATGTAGCACCAATAGGTCCAGTAGAATATACTAGGCTAAAAGTTTGTGGATTTGGAGTACCAGCAACTTCGCTATTAGCCATTACATAATTACCTGTAAAGCCTTGAACAGGAGATACAGATACATATACTGCATTGTTCAAACGTGTGCCTTGATAAGAATGGATAGCGGCTGCGCTAGATCCAAACAAATCACCACCCATAGCATCGAACGAATCCAATGATTTGGTTAAAGCAGTCTTGTCACGACCAAAACCAATTGATCCCATTTTGTGTGATAGACCAACAAGGGCAGCACGATCACCGAGGCTGCTGGCTGCTGGAGCATCAACACCAACGTTGGTTTCAACAACAGCAAATGCTGTCAACCCATTACCGATAGCATCAGATGCTTTGATACCGATACGGCTTTTATCATTGGTTAAAGATGTTACAGATGCTGCTGTGCCTACTGTAGAAGATTCTTCATAGACACGTGCCATTCCATAAACGGAGACATCGGCTTGGGCGAATCCCATAAGACCGATTAATAACGCAGAGATTGCGATTTTTTTCATATTAAATTTCCTTTTGTTTTATACAGTCTTACGACCATACTATATTATATATCTCTTTTAGACAAAGGTCAATATATTTCTTTTACTTGTTAGCCAAAGGATTATCGATTGCTTTTTGGATTTTTTGATCAATTTCTTTCTTCAAAACTTCCACATCTTTGGTAACTTCCTTCTTCAACTGCTGAGTTTCAGCGTTGATCTCTCTACGTGCTTGAGCCATTTCGGTACGTACAGCATTGGCCTCTGCACGGGCTTTGTCTAAATCTTCTCTAACACCTTTACGCATTTCACGCATTTCCCCTTCGGAATCACGCTGTGCTGCTTTAACAAAACGTTCAACTTGCTCAGTAACTGATTCGTTTCTACGTAGATCACTTTTTAAGTCATTCTTAATATCACGAGTATAACCATTTGCTTCTGTAACTGAATCTTCAGCCTTCTTGATCTTTTGATCAAGTATGGATATACGTTTATCAAACTCGGTTAAGTCTGGTGCTGAATATTCAGATATCTTTTTCTTCATACCCACGTAGTCTTTATAAACTTCAAATGCTCCGTACAGACCACCAAGTAATGATGATACCAATGTAAATGCTACCATTAGTTTAGCAGGAGTAAATTCATATCCACCAATACTGATTACAGTATCTTTACTGGCGTATTGTTTTACTGCTGCTTCTGCTTCGTCAATTTTAGCATTAACGTCTTTAATTTGTTCTGTCATTTTTATCTCCTGTATTGTAGGTCTATCATGTCCTGATGTAACCTGTCGCTGCTTAATTGTCTTAACGCACGAGCGTTATCAATTGTCTTTTGATTACCATATATGTCCTTGGGTGCATAAAATGCTCCGTCTTTCATTATGGTTGTTGCATATACATCAAAACCTTTTGGTTGTGTAGCAATGGATGCAATATCTACACCACCTGCTAGTTCGTTTGGTTGTACATTCTTTTTAACTGTTTCAGTCTGCTGTTCAGTTTGTGCTGTTTCTATATTAGTACGAGTCTCTGCTATTTCTGTAACTGATGATCCACGTGGCATTGCACTTGCTACTAGCATTACAGGTACCTCAGCATCTAATGATCTAGTTTCTATTCTAGTCATTTGTACTGGTGCAGTTTCTGCAACTGGCTGTTGTATAGACAACAAAGAACTTAATTGTTGTTCGTTATATGTAGATGCTTGACTTTTACTTGCTGAATATGCAGAGGTCATCGAAAATACTGAATTTGAATTAACAGGTGCTTGATAACTAATTTGATTAGTCTGCTGTGCAGTATTAACATTAGTTGAATTCATTGATTGGGTTGAAGCCGTCATTAAACTTTGTAATGATGTTGTTGTAGGACCTTGCAATTGAACAGCTGAAGTACTAGTTGGTTGTGCAGGGGGAGCAGACATCTGTGCAGTAGATGCAGTTTGAATCTGTGATTCTTGACTGCTGGCCATGCTCATAGCATTTAGATTATCCACTGTGGCCATTGCTTGTTCTTGTGCTTTGGCACTGCTTGTAGCAGCAACTTGATTAGCATTTTGTACAGCCGCAGTTTGTGTGGCCTTATCTGCTGCTTGTATTTGTCCAATTAGATTCATAATCAAACTCATGTTAGGAGCAGACTTATTTGACTGCTGTTGAGATTGCACAGCACTTGATGCTGGCGGCTGTTGAATCTGTGCTGGTTGAGATTGCTGTGTTATTGCCTGTACATCCTTTAATACTTGTGGAACATTATCAGGGGCAGTAATAACTCCAGTTGTTGATAACTGAACACCTCCTACATTTAGGATAGGGGTACCAGATGATCCAGCATCATTAGTTGTTAAACCTGCTATAGATATTCCAGAAGGAACAACCACATTGGTTGATTTAATTAAATTGTTAAATCCAGGACATGTTGGGCTAGACGCTGGATTGGACACGCATGGATCAACTCTATAGTTTAAACTAAAACTTACATTCATAATTTCAGGACCATAATTCCCAGCCCAGTAATTATTATCTTTACCTACAAACCCAAATTGTGCTGCGCCTAATTTATTAATATTATAAGGTTTGTCAAATGTTTCAGTGAAATTAAAATCACTCCAATTATATTTCCTATTGGTGTATTGTGTATAATCGTAATTTTCAACAACCTTACCAGCACTATTGTATATATTAACATAGGCTGCTAGATAGTCTTGTCTGCCATCATCCCAGCCGTTGCCATTCTTAGCACGGAAGCCAAAATTAAACCCGCTTAGTTGAACTCCTATGCCTGCTGCTGCAAGAGCATTGTTTATATTAACCACTTGATTGAGATTTACATTACCATAAGAGAAGTTGATGCTACCTGATTCCGCACGTATGCTAGGATTAGGACCACAGTTACCTGGCTGTCCTGCCTGAAAACATAACTGATTAACCAAGACACCATTGACCCAATTGCCTGTCGTGGCAGTAGGACTACCGGTAAAATTTACTAGGTTACCGGTAGTTGAATCTACGTTCTGAGCATTAGAAGAACTTAAAGACAAGAGCACCAAGCAAAGCGCCAATGCCCACTTTCTGATATGTATCATCTATTTTTGCCTCTTCCATTTTAGGAATACGATCTTTATTCTCATCCCATGCTGCACGGGCTGCTTCACCAATTTTACCATCATAAGGGCAAGGTGTTCCTGCTGCTAACATAGCATCAAACACTCTACGGTCTTGGCACATAGTAGCAACTGCTGCTACTTTCATACCCATATCATATAATGTTTTGCTTAGTTTTAAACGTTCGCAATTCATGTCACGTACTGTGCCACCACTGCTTACACCAAAGATTTGTGTTTGTACGCTACCACTTGTTCCGGTACTACATAGATCAGCATTGCCGCCACTCATCATTGTTGGAGCAACTGCGGTTGGCGGTGGTTGAATAATACGCTGTGTAATCTCAGTAGTGTTGATATTACGGTTGGTCATATCACCTGTATTAACATTGTTGTTTTGATTAACATTTTCGTTAGAATTTTTATTTTGACTTACAGTTATATTTGTATTTTTGTTATCACTGGTGGATGTATTATTGTTATTATTGGTCATTGTACCAGTATTAACATTGTTGTTATTATTGGTCATTGTACCACTATTAACATTATTATTTGTATTAACATTGGTACTAGTACTTGTATTGGCATTAACATTGTTGTTATTATTAGTCATTGTACCGCTGTTTATGTTATTATTTGTATTAACATTAGTAGCACTACTAGTATTAGAATTTTGATTAATGTTTGTCATTGTGCCACTATTAATATTGTTGTTTGTATTAACATTGGTATTAGCACTAGTATTCTGATTAATGTTGGTCATTGTACCACTATTAACGTTATTGTTTGTATTAACATTAGTGCTGCTACTAGTATTCTGATTGATGTTGGTCATTGAGCCTGTATTAACGTTGTTGTTATTATAGGTCATTGTGCCAGTATTAACATTGTTGTTATTATTAGTCATTGTACCAGTATTAACATTGTTGTTATTATTAGTCATTGTACCTGAATTAACATTGTTGTTATTATTGGTATTGACGCTGGTACTACCAACAGTAGTTTGATTAATATTGGTTATCGTACCACTATTAACATTGTTGGTATTGACTGTGCTAGTGCTAGTAGATGTGTTATTAGTATCTACCAGTGTTTTGCTATCATATGTAGTTTGCGCCCAAACCATACACATAAAAAACATGGCTGCTAGCCATGAGAGAACTTTCTTAAACATTATATAACCCCCGTTATGATATATTTACTTAGGGGGTTGCTACAGTTAACCTAGCAGATTACAAATAATGAACCCGCACTAGGCGGGTTCATTATTCTTTTGATATAGTTTTATAGACTTTGCTCGGGCTAGTGCTAATCTAACTACAACATAATCAGACAATTCATCTTCGTCATGATTATGACATTTGTCATCACATGATATTAGAGTTGGACGACGATATGCAATTTGAAGATCTGGAAAGTCTTCAAGTGCATCATCGTCGTCGTCATCTATTTCAGAAGGATTACTTCTTTGCAGGTTCAGCTGTCTTTGCTGCGTCCTTGGTAGCAGGTGCTTCACTTTTGACAGGCGTTGCCTTGGCCTCTACCTTGCAGGTTTTGTCCTTAACAGGATCACACTTTGCAGGAGCAGCAGGTGTAGCAGCGGCACTAGCAGCAGGTGCTGGAGCAGCAGGTGTTGCAGTCTTAGCAGGCTCAGTGGCAAAAGCAGCGGTTGCTACCAAAGTAGCGATAAGAGTAGCGATTGTTTTCATTTGAAGTTTCCTTTTAAAGTTAATGAAATTTATGCTTGACATTATCAACTCGACGACACGGCCCAGATCGCCTTTCATCACAATTGGATAATCTCCAATCATAACTAGTGGGCAAATACTGTTCCTGAAACGGTTCGGTTTTATCCTGTTTCGCGTCATCGTAGTCAAGTTGTTTTTTATCTTGCATACATATATAACGCGGTAGCTCGACAAAAAGTTTACAAGAATTTTAAATTAAATGTCCATTTCTTCGTAATCTGCTTTACCTACACCGCATTCTGGGCAGCAAAAGTTATCGTCCAAATCTTCCCATTTACCTTCAGTTTCTTCATCGTGGATATGACCACATACTACGCAAACGTGTTCCATTATAGTGTCTCCAATACTTGTTTATATGCTTGAGCATGACGTTGCTCAACTTTTTGTAATGCCGCAAAACGTTTTTCTGCTCGGGCTAATACTGCTATAAATTGTTCAGCATGTTCTTTGCTTTCTTCAATTTGATGATTGGCTTCACGCATGGCTCGTGAATTACCTTCATATTCAGCAGCACGTTTGAATTCTGGATACATGGTAGTAAATTCATATGTTTCACCTTCAATAGCTTTTTCCAAACATTCTTTAGTTGATGGTTTGCCAATTAGCAATTCCAAATGTCCCCAAGCATGTAGTAGTTCTTGATCTGCGGTGTGTTCAAAATGTTTTGCAACATCTTCGTAACCTTCTTCGCGAGCAATTTTTGCAAAGTATCTATATTTGACATGTGCCTGGCTTTCTCCTGCCAATGCACTTTCTAAGTTTTTAATGGTAAGTGACATCTTTTCTCCTTGTGTGTGATTGTCTTACAATGTTAATTGTACATTTATTTACTATAGTAATCAACTATAAAATGGTATTTTTCAATTGTAATTTCCTATTACTATTATAGGTAAAAGAAACCCGCCGAAGCGGGTTCTGTTATTTTCTGTTACGAGGTATAACTACCCTAGGCGGCGTTTAGGCGGCCAAGGCGAACTGTGAGTCGTTTGCATTTACTTTTTTTGCTTGATTTACGGTCATCGCCTACCGTGCTGTCCACTTCAATACTCCTGACCCAATCGATCCTGTGTCATCCCCACCTAAATATACTTTATACACTTAGGTGGAGATGCCGGGCACTGCCCCCGGGTCTTGGCTCCATTTTTATCCGCTTCATACAGCAATAACTCTTATTTAATCAGCTCGTGTATAATTCAATACCATACCTTGGCCATATTGGGCTTCAGCAATCATTTTAGCCTGCCAATCATTATCAGCATTGACAATGACATTAGCAGTTTGATAAGGATTCAAACGAATCCAAACATTGTAACGATACATAGCAGACTCCTGTGTGTTGTTAAGTATTAATTATAGCAAGGTTTTACCTATTTGTCAAGCATAATTTTACCAAAAAGTGGAGAAATCTGCAAGAATTGGCTTCTCCTGCCTCCCGGACTTGCACCTTCCAAAATGCTACGCATTATACCCTTGCAGACAATAATACTTATGTCTTTGTTGGACGCCAGCAACTAACCCAATTGGCATTACTAGCGGCAGTACCGCCTGGATATGAAATAGTTATATCTCCGTCGTCGGGATTATTCTTGCCACCGCTAGGAGTTTGATTTCCGCCTACAAAACTATATTTTCCATTAGCAGCGGTATAAACAAAATTTACATGCCTGTAACTCCAGAATGCAATATCACCGGGTCTTGCTTCTGCCTTGGGTACCTGCACTGCTCCCCATTTTTCTGGATTGGTGGTTATAAGTGCGGCACTGGCAGTTTGGACATATTTGTAACCAGAATTTTTAAGAGCATAATTAACAAATCCCATACACCATGCAGTTTGATCTGTAGTCCATGGGTTAGCCGATGGATACCCAAGATTAGTCCAAATACCTGTAATTTTAGCATTACTTGGGTTTCCACCTTGCCCAGTTTCTCTCCATGCACCAGATCCTGCCTCTGTGACTCTTGCTTCTAAGAATGGTATAATATCTGATGCTGTTGGATCAGGTGCTACCTGACCAGCCGGTACAGTAGCAGGGTCAGCTACTCCTGGAGTACCTGCATAGTTACCTTTAACACCGTCGGCTGCTGCTTCTGGTTTATAATATGAATTTGGTTGTCCAGTTTGGGCGGTAACATAATTATCAACCAATTCAACTGCTGCTGCTTGATCAACAGGCGGGATAGTAGCAGTTGTAGAGACAGCAGATGTTCCAAATGTTCCGGCAGTCATTCCCACAAACACATTTGGACTACCTCCGGCTCTTGGATGCCCACACGAATCTGAATTACCTTGTACATTTATTGGTATATTTTTAGCAAATACACTTGCAGACCCATTAGCAGTTACAGGACTCGTATGTGGAGGAACAAAAGGAGCATGAGAAGATACTGACGACCCATCCACACTAATTGTTAAATTATTTGCCCATACTGATGATTGCTTTGATGTTACTACACCACCTGCACTATCTGCATCAGTTGTTCTTGCTACCGCCGGCATATATTATCCCCTTGGATAATATTTATCGTAATGCTATATCAGTAGTACTGTCTCTGTATTGGTCAGCAGCATCATGTTTGCTGGTCATCATAGCAAATATATGTGACTTGTTCAAAGTTACTTCTTTGCTATTGCCAAGGAACATCCAAGGCATTAATCCAACACCTTGTCCATTTAGTGTAACGCACATTGGTTTAACAAGTTTAACTACATCAGTAGTTTCACTTTCAAAACGTGCTATAAGTTCCTCTCCGTTGATTAGTTTTAGACTAACAACATCAGCGGTGGTAAATCCTCTTTCTATTAACATTTTATTCCTTTAATTTAAATATATTGTGCCACAAGTTTTTGTATAGATTCATAATTAGGGGGTTTAGGCGTAATTATTGATTCAGTTAAATTAGGAAGATCCTCATAATATAAATCGTAATCATACTTTAAATTTAAATTATCTAGTGCATTGTTATATTGCTGTTGTGACCAAACTGCTTTTTTTAAAATATTGATATCTATCATAACGGGAGCATTGGCAAATTCTTCTAATTTTAAATTATCCAAATTATCATATGAGTAAAATCCTCTCATCTGAGCAACATACCAACTAGAAATTTGTTCTATTAAATTTTTTCTACGTATTCTTATTAATGTTGCATTTATAAAAAGTTCTTCAGGATATTCATCTAATCCTGGATGAAATTTTAAAATATAATCTGATCGAGTTTTAGAAAAATTTAAAAACTTAGTTTTATATTCTTGATGAGGTTCATCAAATAGAGTTAAGTTAGGATACTTACTGTTTAAGTATCTTGCCAACACAGTACTACCTGTCCTAGGACTTCCTATTATTATTATGGGAAACTTATCACAAATCATTGTTCTTCTTTAGACGGTAATTCGCATAGAGCCTCTAGAGTCTTATAATGGTTGTAGGCTTTCTTCAACGCTTCAAAGTGTTCTAATTTTTCCGGGACTGGCACAAGTATAGCAAGACGCTTGGAGATTGTTTCCATAAACTCGCCGAGATCCTGGCCATTTACTTTTACCTTGCCTTCGAACTCTGCATCACCCTTAACATTCAGTGATGAAGGTTGGCTGTTATTAGTCATGGTAAGGTTTCCCCAAGGTGATGTGCTGTTGGTGGTATAGACATAACTACTACCACTTGATCCAGGTATAGTCCCATATAATCCTGTGCCGCCGGCAGCACCTACATTAAGACTAGGATAAGGACCTGTTGTTAGGGATGGTATAGTTGATGCTGTTAATCCCGGTATCTGTGTTGTATCTAATGCACCCTGATTCATATAATATTCAGAGTATTGTTGAGTGGCATCTTTATATGCTTCATCAATATCAATAGGGTTGCTCATTTTAGATATTCTCTAAGTTCAGTAAATCCACCAACATATCCGTCTTCGATAAAAATTTGTGGAAGTGTACGTGCATTGGGTACTGCTTCTAATAATTCTTCCTTAGTATATCCATCACCAATCTTACGTTCTTCAATTTGATAACCTTTTGATTTTAGTAATGCGGTTGCTTGGTCACAGTAAGGGCAGTGATACTTACTCCATAATATTGCTTTCATTTTTATTATCCTCTTCTATTAATCACTGAGGTTATTTGATTAACCTCTCCGCGTCTGCGGTTGTTTTCTCTTTCTAATAAACTTATACGTTGATTTAACTCTTGATTCTGTTTAATCAATTGTTCAACAAATTGTTCAAGTTTTTTAATTTTTTCAGTTTCGGTAATCATTATAGATCCGGTAATTCGTCGTACATTACACTATCACTCATCACACCGATTACATAGTTAGTGCTTTCAGTTTCCTGCAATGCACTTTGTTTCTTACCAATATTCACATGTTTATTAAACCATGGAATAGGACTTGAACGTGGATGTTCTTCGGCATACTTAATACCAATATCTTTTAAACGTGTAAATGCTGTATAATCAACAAAGTCTTTTAGAATAGTAGCATTAAGTCCGATTACAGGACCTTTCTTAAACAAATAGTCTGCCCATGCTTTTTCTTCTTCAATGACTTCCATATACATAGCATATACTTCTTCTTGGCATTCTTCTACTATTTTGGCAAAACGATCGTCATCCTTTACTACGTTGTTAATTAACCAAGCAGTCCATTCTGCGTGTAACAACTCATCTTGTAGAATCAAACTAATAATATTGCCGTTGCCGATATAGATCTTGTTCTCAACCATAGCTAAACTTGTAGCAAAACTAACCATAAAGCGGAATGCTTCTAAAGCATAGCTAGCGTTAAGTGCTAACCAAATTGCTTTGATATGCGTTTCTTCACTAACAGTTTTTGGATTGATTTCCTTGAAACAATTTAGTTCATGTAGTTTATCATAATATCTACCTATACTTGCAGACATTTCTACAATTTCCTTGGTATTATGAATTTTATTAAATTCTTCTTTTGGTACACTATAGACATTACGAATAATGTGGCTATAACTCTTACTGTGAATATTTGTTTCAAAGAAACTCCAATTACTAACCAGTGCTTCTAATTCTGGTATGCTAATTACTGGACTAAAGATTTGACTGGGCGCTCTGCCCTGAATACTGTCTAAAGCAGTTTGTCGTAGTAGATTACTGGTAAAGATATGTTTAACTGCCTCGCTGGCATCTTTATGATCCATTTTATCTTTTGTCAAACTAATCTCTTCTGGAACCCAAAAGAATCCGCGAGCCAGTTCTTCAAACTTTGTAAGTTTAGGATATTTAACTTCCTCAAAACGTTGTACAGTAACTGGACCTTCTACGTCCAGAAACATTTTACGTTTTAGATAGTTTGTTTGTTTTAATAAATTGTATTGTTCGATACTCATTTCCATGTCCTTATCGCGATCCAATGTTGGATGCGTTGTATATGCCATGCCATCCATCCGGGCACACGGCATATTTTTTTACCACTTGGTGTGTATAATGTATTATCACTACTAACACCCATTAATCCTATTGTTATCATAATTTGCATGCCTCGCAGTCTTCGTCGTCGCTATATATAGTAACAGGTTCTAATGCTACTAATCTATCACTTTGTGTCATTAATATATTTTTACTACCTACTTTGTCTATCAGGCTATAATACATAGTCTTTAAACCCCACTTGTAGGCTAACATTAAGTTCTTAGCAATTAATGTTCCTGGTACTTTACCATCTTTAAAATGTCTCGGACTATAGAATGTATTAGTACTTAGACTTTGGTCAATATATGCTGCTAGGACCGCTGATGTTTTTAAATAATCAACACAATCAGCCTGTTCCCACATCAATTGATAACGGTTCTTCAAGCGACGATATTCCGGAACAACTTGTGTAAATGATCCGGCCTTGCTTTCTTTAACGCTGATCAGTTCCATAGGCATTTCAATACCGTTAGTAGAGTTTAAAACAACACTACTTGATTCAACAGGAGCAACTGCCATAAGTGTAGCATTACGTATCCCATACTTCTTCATACGCTCACGTAATGGTTCCCAATCCATGCTAGGTGTAAAGTCTGTGAGTTCATTAACACCTGCTGCTCTGCGTTCCCAAGGAAATACTCCCCGGCCGTAGTAAGTATGTTCGCTACGCAGACATGGGCCACGCTCTTGGGCCAGTTCCACACTTGCTTCGGTTAGGTAGTATGCCTGATGTTCCATCCAACGTTTGACTTCTGCTAGTGCATCTGGTTCGCCGTATTTAAAACTCTTACGTGCATGCCAGTAGGCTAAGTTTGTAATGCCAACACCTAGTGGTTCAAAATCATCATTGGCTAGTTTGCTCTGTATGCTTAGGAAGTCTTGATATTGTAACAAGTTACTTAGACTGCGAACCAATATTCTGCAAGCCTTACGCATTTCTTGTGGATTACGGAATGCACCCCAATTTATGGACCCAAGAGTACAAAGAGCAATGCGTCCCTCTGGATCTTCAATTCTTTGGAAAGGCTTCGTGGGTAAAAGTATTTCTTGGCATAGATTTGATTGGTATATTGGGTCAAGCTGTGTATCAAACGGGCCCTGGTTGATAACGTTGTCAATGTTGACAAGGTAGATGCGCCCAGTATCAGTACGTTCCTTAAGGATACCATTTTTGAAGATTTCATCAGCCGATACGCTCTTCTTTTTAATTGTCGGATGCTTTTCATAATTTAGGTATAGTTTTTCAAATTCTTCGCTGTTGCGATAGTAAGCTTCGTATAAGTCAGGTACGTCATGTGGATCAAACAATGTCATCATTTGTCCATTCTTATAACGATTCCAAAACATTTTATTAATCACTACACTGTAATCCATTTGACGCACACGAGTTTCTTCAGTACCTTGATTATTTTTAAGAACAATAAGGTCTTCAAACTGATAATGCCAAACGGGGAATGTTACTGTACAACTTGCATTACGGATGCCACCTTGACTACAACTACGTAGATCAGCAAACCATTTTTTCAAGAAAGGTATCATACCTGTATGTTTGATTTCACCGTTACGTATAGGAGCACCGAGTGGGCGGATACGTCCAATCTCTAATCCTATGCCAGCACGTTTGCTAGCATACTTGGCCATCATTTCACCAGAAGCGAAGATGCTGTCCAAAGTATCATCGCTACTGATAAGGACACAGCTACTAAACTGCTTAGTAGTAGTACCGAGACCAGCAAGCACAGGTGTAGCCAACGTAAAATGGCCTGCGCTAGCACATTCGTAATATTCTTTGACATACTTTAATCTTGCCTCCTTAGATTCATTATGGAATGCTGTTGCCGCAGCAATAGCATAACGTACCTGAGGAGTCTCGAATATCTGTCCAGTGGCACGATTCTGTACTAGATATTTTTCACATAACTGTGCTATGGCAGCATAGGTATAAGTTTCATCTTTGTCATGGTCGATGAATAATTCAATGATATTCCATTCCTCTTCCGAATACCATTTAAGTAATTCCGGTGTGTACATTCCGGCATCGATATTCTTTTTTACAATATCGTATAGGCGGGAAGGTTTATAATCTCCATATACCTCTTTACGTAGCATACTGACCTTTTGGCGTCCCGCTACTAGTTGATAATTTACATTGTTAATTTCTGGATTTTCAGTTTCGTCTATAAGATCAACCATTGCCTTAAGCAATAGTTCATCTATTGTTTCTGTAGTCATTCCATCATGTAGTTCAATTTGCGCTTTGATTTCGATCATACTAGGACTAACCCCGTCTATACCCTTACAAGAGTATGCTACTTGTCGTTGTATTTTTTCAATATCAATGGGGACGCGATTCCCATTACGCTTTACTACTGTAATCATTGCCTAACCTTTTTATTGTTCTAGATGATATTTACCTGGGACCAGTAACTTCGATTATATTTTCTAGTTTAAATCCGCTATTTACTTCTACAGCTGAAATTGGACCATTATCGTTGTAGTTAATTACCCAGGAATTGTCAATATATATTACATTGTATTCTCTAGTTCGATTATCGTCAACTAATGTTTTAAGTTCTATTTTGGAATCTTTAAATTTCTTTGTCAATTTTAAAGTCCATCCTATCATAAGAGCTTTAGTAAAATCATCGTACTTATTAGTTTTGATAATTTCCCAAGGAGTTGGCCAACTTTTTTGATAATAGGGATCTATATTTCTATTATGTGGAGTGAATGGCGCTTGATTCCAAAAATCCCATACTTCTTGTAAAGGATCATTTGAGCAGTCGAGTTCCTGTCTATGTTTTATCCACTCTGATAATCTGTCATCTACAGATTGATTAAACATGATTTTAATAGAGTGAAAGATTATAATGATATGAAAGTTTCATATCATATGTTGTTTCTTGTTGTATTCGAAGTTCGTAATATGTACTACCCGAGTTTACATAAGTACTCCATTGGATTACTGCATCCAATGTTCCTTCTAAACTTGTATATTCATCTAAAATATTTGAATTGTCCGGAGTTGTTGCTTTTGACAACGACCATATTAATTTACCTGTTCTATATATATTCTCTGATAAAGAAGATGACCATAAATTATAATAAACTATTAATTGTTGTGGTGCTGCAATTAACGGAAATCTTAAAATTCTTGTAAGAATACCCGTGGTGAGAGTTGATGTTTTAACTCCTGATTGTTCAATAAATGCCTTACCTTGAATTAATGGAAGATATTTTTGTGATGAACCTATATTTACTTGGTTATATTCTTGCCTATCAAACCAATCATTTTTACTTGTATTTGTATCAGATACAAATACGATAACGGGATTGCCTGTAGAACTTGCTCTGCCATTTCCTAAGTTTCCAACATCATAAAATCTATTATTCATACTAATATGATTAGTGCCAACTACCGATGATGGATTTTCTCCTACATATATTGCCGGACCGGTAATATTTTTGAAATTATTATTAACAATTTTTGCGTATGTAGGACCTATAGTTGCATCATCATCTTTACCGGGATAATTAAAAACTACTCCATTATTAGAATTATTAAAAATACTATTTTGAATAGTAAGATTTGTTATATCGTGCCTTGAACCAACATCATAGTGTAATCCGTCAAACTCACAACTATCAATTAGAACATTGTTAGATGATGCTAATTCTCCACTATATCCTCTAATTAAAATTGCTCCATATGTAGTCGTGCTAGCATCGCCTGTTTCATAGTTACCAGCAAACCTAACATTTTTAATAATAGAACGTTCTGCACAATCTAATGCTATGAGTTCTAAACAGTTAGTGACATCCGTGGTTGAATCATATTGAATAGTAAGACCCTCAATATGGATGTTATTTGGTTGTGTAATACCGGTGCCTATACCATTATGGTCAAATGTTGCTCTATCAAGATAAGCATTGTCTGGATCTGAATCTATAGTTTGAAAAGCATGGCTATCATTAGATATTAGATTGATAATAGTTTTTCCAATTCCTTCTCCTATGATAGTTGTATATCTAGGAATAAAAATTGGAGTATCTATATTATATATACCAGCAGGGAAATATAATATTTTAGCAGAAGCGGTGCCGTAATCATTAACTGTTTTTAATGGGTCTAAGAATAAATTATCTACAGCTACTTGTATCAATGCTGAATCTACGTCATCCCCGCCAACACCCAGAACTCCAAAATCTTTAACACTAACAAAGTCATCTAATTTTTTATTTACAGGTCTTTCAAATGCAAGTCCGTCAAATGTAGGAGCGGTAATAGCAGGGTCTGTATCTTTACGATAAGTATATCCTAGATCTAAACTAGTTATTGCGGTAAAGAGATCATTTTCTGTTAAAATCCTAACGCTAGCATCTCTTGCGCCACCGTCTTCTCTACGCAGACCAATGTATAAATGTTCGGTGTCCGCCGCCCAGCCAAATTCACCACCAGCAAGGGTAGGAACACCTGTTTGATTTTCTTGTCCTCTTCGGACTTGTATTCTTGATATTTCCAGAACAGCCATTTTAAATACCTCTCTATGAGATATTTATCATAACCGGGCTACTTAATTAGGGCGTAGTATTCTTCAACTTTGTTCAACCAAGCGTCTTGCCATTTGTTAAAGTCTTTAGGTTCTAATGTAAATTGTTGATATTGTAAATCTCTACTACACATGAATATAACACCCTTACGTATGTTGGTTTTATATACTTCATTATGTGCTAGTATATAGGCCATTAATTGCAAATAATAATCATCAACCCATTCTAACTTTTTAGGCTTGTTTGTTTGCTTATGGTCACACACTGCTGGCTCATCTTCATGTATTCCGATTAGGTCTGTAGTACCGCTGTACAGTCCTGGAAAGTAAAGACTTTGTTCCATAGCCCAAACTTCGCTCATTTTGCTAAGTCCGTTTTCAATAATGATGTCGGCCATTTTGTTAGCCTGTACATGCACTGGATTGCTTCCCGGTTGTCTTTGTTCTCCGATTAAAAATCTTTCTAAATTGGCGTGCATTGCAGTACCAACCCCTGCTGCTTCGGAAGTGATTTGTTGTGCTTTGTCATGCCCTACCCGATCTCGCCATTGATTCAAATGGGTCATATCTTTAGTAGCGCCTAAGATAGTAGTTACACTAGGCAACTTTTCACCATCTGGTGTTCGATACACTCTTTTACGAGTTACTGGATCATTAATCTGAACACAATTTTTGTATTGGAAACGTTCAACGAACGCAGGAGGGGTATAGGTTGTTGTCATATAGTGTTAATTATAACACTACGTGATCAGTATAGCAACTATTTGGTTACAGTTTTGGCGTTTTTAGATGCCATGGCATCTACTGCTGGACTTGTACCAGCATCTGGTTGTGCTTGGTCTTGATTTGGATTAACTGCATCAGTTTTAAGTAACACAGTACCATCATCAAGTACATCAGCAATAATATCACCTGCTGGATCAACTGCATTTTTAAGTGCTATTAATCCATCAGGTGTGCTTATTCCTAATCCAAATGGTCTTAGTATATTCATTACTACAGGAAAAGGCAAAGAGGACGGTTGATCTGCTCTGTTTGCCTGTCCCTGTAATACAGCTAGAACATCTCTAGCTGATCCTAAATCAACTTCAACCAATCTCATTTACTTTGACAATGAAGCCATAATGTTATGTGATTCGGCCAATTTGCGAGCAAACTTGCTTTCACGCATTTCACGGCCGGTTGTTCCCATACCTGCTGCTGCATCTGCTGCACCAAATTCATCACCGCCTGGTGCTGGATTCATTGCATCAGGTGCACCGATATCCATGCCTGGTTCTGGAGGCATTTCTGGTTCCATACCCATTGCTGCATCTGGAGTAGCTTCTCCTGCTAGTGCTGCAACTGCTCCACTTACTGCTTCACGTTGTTGAGTCAATGTCTCGAGTGTAGCAGATAGTGCTGGGCCAACTGATGCCTTGAATGCTTCTGCTTCTTGCGCTCCAAAGTCTGCTTTGATTGCATCTGCTAATTCAATCATTGTTTTAGTTTGATATTGACCAACACGTTGCATCCAACTTGTAAAGTCATTGACCATATCACCTGCGGCAGTAATGGCCTTAGCTTTACCTTCTTCATCTTCTGCTAATAGATAGCCTAAACTTTCATTAACAAATTGAACGTTATGTTTGAATGTATTAAAAGATTCTTTAACTTTCTTTTTGTTACCAAACGGATTTTTCTTTTTGTCAGCAACTGCTTTCTTCATTGGCTCTTTTTTATTGCCATCTTTGTCCATGTCTAAGAAATCTGGCTTAGCTTCATACATGCCGCTGCACTCTTTGCAATCACATCCCTTAGGATGCTTGCCAGCTTCACCGAGTGGCTTCTTATCTTTTTTAGCAGGCATTGTCTTTGCTGGACGACGAGCGTCTTCCGGTGGCTTCTTATAATCAGATTGATTACCATATGAACTGCCTTTAACTGTTCTACTTGGTAGATCAGCCATCTTAACTTCTTGCATGTTGCCTGCCTTCTTAGCAGCCTTCATACGGCTACCCATAACTTCGGCTTTGCCTGTTTCAACTTTGCCGTCGCCGTCATAGTCTTTGTCAGCCATAGCGCCTTTGGCTTTTTTAGTATGTTTAACATCACGAACACCTTTTTTGGCTTCGCTTAGTTGGTCCATTTTGTCACGTAGTTTTTTGATGTCTTCGCCTAGCATTTCTTTAATCCTTGTGTTTAGCAAGTCCAACATGGCCTTGTCTTTTTGATATGTTTCGTTGGTTAGCAAATCATTAATACCTGCTGAACCTTCTTGTTGGAAAACTCGGGTACGTAATTTATTACGCATATCTTCTAGCTGTTCTCTAGAATAATTCTCTAACTTAACACGAACGCCAAACATTTTATTCATGTTTTCGTTTAGTTTTTTGCTTGTTAGCGGAGTTGTAAAGTCACTTGTTTTCATAGTTAATCCCAGAAAGATTGATAGTATTATTTAGTTAAATTGCATAAGTTTATTAAAACTTCTCATCACCGTTTTTAGATGTTCTTCTTTTTTATACCTATCTATTTTTGCTTTGGTATACATAACATCTGCCCTATCTATCATTTTAGTTTTGATATTTTTCTCTGCTAATTTGGTATGTAGTTCTTCATCAAACAATGAATATCCATAGCCTGTATCAGCATCGACAATTTCATCATCTATGTATTTGCCTAATGCTAATCTATTGGCCAGTACTGCTGCTGTTTGTGGGAGATTAATTTTGTCCAGGATTACTTCTTTTTCGAAGTCTAAAATGCAATAAAACCCATCGTTTTTACGTTTAATTGCGTAGTTTCCTACATTAATTGTGCCATCTTTACTTCTAACTGGTACAACTATACCTTGCTGTAGTAATTTTGATTTAGCATCTTTGCTGAGTTTTTCTATTGTTGAATAGACATTGTTAGGTAGTTGTTTCATCTATTTGTTTTACTATTGTTCGACTATCTTTACTTATCGAGTAAATTCCCTTGCGGACAAGGTTCTGAGCAAGCCATTGATCATGCTCGTCTAAACTAGTAATAGATACACTATCCTTATGCGTATCAACAAAGGATAGTTCTTCATTGGTGAGAACTATGTGCATACCTGATAATAACTGACCTATTTTCATACTTTTGGTGGTTGCTGCATTTGTTGCTGCATCTGTTGTTGTTTTTGTTTTAGACCTAGAATCTGTGCAGCAATTTTATCAAGGTCGGTCATTGTATCTTGCATACCTTGTTGCATTGCAGGAGGTTGTCCCATTGGTTGCCCAGCAGGTTGTTGATTACCTAATGTAGGAGCAGGTTGTCCCGCTTGTGGAATTTGTCCAGGCGGTGCAGGAGGAGGTGTTTGTCCAGGTGGAGTTGGAGGAGGTGTTTGTCCAGGTGGAGTTGATTTTGGTAATCCATTCGGACTAACTGGATCAGTTGTAGATCCTATAGGCGCTACGGCTTCGACTAATTCTGATATACGCATATTATTTTAAAATGCCTAATAATGTTTCAGCATGTCCTGTAATCCATCCTGCTGCTGCTAGAGCGCCTGCACCAAGATAAACCCATTTTGTTTTAAATTGCTCAAGGGCTTTGATCTTGCCTGCTAATTCACCATGTTGATCGACATTAGCCTTATGCATTACAGCAAGTTGATCCATGATGCTATCACGTGTCTTGTCTAGACAATCATGCATTTCCTTGACATCTACTTTGAGATCGTCAATCTTTTCTTCAATGTTATCGACTTTTGTTTCTAATACGCTAACACGTTCGGGAACGGTAGCAAGTGCTTCACGGGCCATCTCTGGTCTCTCCTTTAGGGTGTACAAATTTCCGACTTATTGCCTAAATTGTGCCTTTGATTGCCTTGATGATGGTATTCTTGGAAGACGCATCTATTAGTTCGAAAATGGCCTTCTCGATATTTATCGTTTCGGATAACTTTTTAATTACCGGAACACCTTCAATATCACCATATAACGATCCCACAGGATTGATACCATCTGAATATACATCTGTACGATCTGGATTAAATCTAAATGTCCATACAGCATGTTTACCTTTGTACTTAGAGCCAAACCCTAAATCTTTAATATCCACTACTTGCATCTCAGGTGAAAAATCATAGGAGATGATTGATCTAATTTCAATACATTGTTTTAATGTAACAAAATTTCTATATTGTTCTAGTTCTAATTGTGTTCCCTGATTAGGTCTTGCAACCTTGGTATCAGTGATATCGATTAAAGTTTGTATTTCTATTGTTTGCATAATATACCTATATAATATATTTATGTCGTAAAAAAAGGCTCTTCAAAAGAACCTTTTCATTATCTAATTAAATTAGAGAGCAACACCACGTACATCTGCTGCCACCGTTGTAAGAGTATTAGAATACCCTTGTAACGCACCTGTGCTAGTAGCAATTGCAACAATAGCCTGTTGGCATGCTAGTGGGAATGTTTCGGTGCTGTTATCACCATCGTAGTCTGCTGTACCAAATGCACCACCTAATGCTGCTACGGCAATACTCAGGGTTGTAGTAGTAGCATATCTTGGCGTACCGATAATTTCAATACTGGCTAGTTGAGCAATAGCATCTAATGCTTGTACCACTGGGCTTTGTACTCCACTTACTCTATCTAATTTTGATGTTAAATCTACGTTTGGAAATGAAATAGTTAAAAATTGTAGTGTTACACCATTCTTATATGCCGGTGCAACTAACTTCTCGTGTGTTTTTGTTATTCCTGTTGGCATTTTGGAATCTCCTTAATAATGTATTTATTGATGTTGATCAAGAAAAAAGGGAGTTAGAACTCCCTTTTTTCATAGTACCTAATTAATATTAAGCTAGTGTGAATCCACCAGTTGGTGTTAAAGCACGGTTAGCTGCGTTTGTAGTAACAGTGTATGTACCGGCTCCAACAGCATCAACTAATGCATCATGCAATGCACCATATGCTCCAGTAGTAGTTGCACCAGCACCCTTGTTGAATGTTGGCTCGTCTACCATGAAACAGATGTTGTTGTTAGTTTGTGAGCTAAGCCATAGTACGCTGCCTAATGCCTGTACTGCCTTAACTGCTTTAGAATAACCGCCTTCTGTAATTGCACCAGTAGTGCCGCTAACTGAGTCAGCTGTGAATGCTGCTGATTCAGCAATTTGAATAACCAATGGTTGATAACCGCTGAAAAAAGATCCAGCTGCTACCTGTCCGTGTACTTTTAATGCTCTTGTTGCCATTTTAAAATCTCCTAATCTGTTTTTTAAGTTTCCCCATGAAACTTTGTATGTTTTTATTTATCTCAATTAGAAAAAAATTAACCAAATGGCTAATTAATCGTCGTTTTTGACATCGCCTTCAACAATTTTTAAATGTTTTGCTGTTTCTTTGTTATCACGTAGCTTACGTATGCCACGGGTAAATTTGTTTGGATCTGCTGCTTTGATGCTATTAATTAATCTACGTTCAAGTTCATACGCATCTTCTGTAGAGAAGTTTTCTTTAATAAGTGCTAATAGATTGATTGCACTATCAATAACATGTGTAGCCCTGGCTTCAATTATGGCTTCGCTGTTTTTCTTTTCCGATATAGAATTGAGTTCTTCTAATAGGCTTCGTGTTGCTCTTTTCAAGATGTTATCCTTGTTATCTGATATTTAGTAGATTATAGCACATACCTTTGGAGAAATAAAGTCTTATAAAATGTTGCATTGCAGCATCTTTCATATTATAATTGATAAATACTCAGTAGAAACACTGAGTCTCTACAATATTTTAACAACAGGAGAAAATATGTTAAACCAACTAGCTGAATACTTCCATAAGATGTTTCAGAATTTTAGTGAGCCACAAACTTACAGTTCCGCATTAGAGGAATATATTGTTAGACATGCACCACAAGATACTTGTGATGTAGATCGTCTAACTCGTCAATTTGAAATAAATCAATCACGTAGGGGATGGTAATCATGAAAATATTAAAAGCAATCTACAATTTTTTAGGTGAGATGGGTCGTGCCCATGCTGCTTCAAATTTAGCACGTAGTGGTGATCATAAAGGTGCTCAAAGAATCATGATGACAGAATTTAAAGGCTGGATTTAATTGCTCATATAAATTGCAATATAAATAACAATGCAGTACAATTACTGCTAGACACATACACAAGGAAATAAAAATGTTTAATAAAATGTTCGCACCATATCTAACACTTGACGCACATATCGAAGCGTTCCAAGAAACCAAGCGAGGCCTAACAGATAAGATCATTACCGATCCTACACTGAACAAGGCAGCACACGAATACATCGATGCTCAGACTGAGTTTGCTAAAATGTTAGCACACAACTTTACTGAACTCGCAAAATATTCCATGGATTCAATCTCTGACAAGTTGTTTCCTAAGAATGAAGAAGTAGCCGAGGCTAAGGCTACACGTAGCAAGAAGGCTACTGCCTAAGACATACACACACAAGGAGAAAATTATGTCAAACGCAAAAGATTGGGCACCAAAGGTTCCTGAAGTTAAATTCAATAAAAACGGTTACGAAATCCGTACAGACATTCTCGGAATGGCTAAAAGCCTAGTACAAGACGATTTTCATGCTAAATTCCAAGGCTGGGAAATGACTGCTACTCGTGATGAGAAGACTGGTCAAATCGTTAGTACAGTAGCAATGCCAACTTTTCCAGGACTAGATAAAGTTCTAGAGACAGCTGAAAAAATGTATTCATTTGTTAATGCTGGTAGTACTACTGCATCTAAAAAATAATATAATAAAAATATATAGGACGTAGTCCAGAAGCCCCGGCATTAGCTCGGGGCTTTTTTACGATTCTTTAGATTGGCTGGCTGCGTAAGAATTGCGGGTGTTGCTTATTGAAGTGACGCATAATAACACCGGCAATCTCGTGTGCTTGATTTTCTTCAGGTGATCCTGTTTCACCACTATTGTTATTAAGTTGATTACTTATATCTTGTTTAAAATGAACCAATTCGTGTGCTACTGTACGTAAAATATCTACAGGATGACGATTAAGAATAGCAACATGCAGAGTTTTTTCATCATTGACGTACATACCAAAACTTGGTTGTCCGCCTGAATCTATTTCAGATTCAAAATTCATCTTAGGAAGTCTATCTATCTCTAAGATTTCCATAGCCAAGGGAAGAAACTTTTTAAACATATCAACGAATGTTTCTTTAGATTCTCTGCCTTCAACTAATAACTCGATAATTTGCATACTGTATTTAGTTTTACTTAATTCTTACGAAATAACTGTAATGATTTAAATCGTGGCATTTCTTCTATATCAGATCGTGATTCTAACCAATTTTCTATTACATTTTTAGTTAGACTATACCCATTAGATCCTGTATAAAATAATATATATCCTTGTGGTTTTACTTTATTTGTTAGCATAGTTAATAATTCAAGATCAGTCATTGCACTATATTCGTCGTTACTACTATTCCTAAATTCGCATAAATGAAATAAAGTTATTATATCAAAATTAGGTAAGAGATTTTCATCCAACAAGTATATATCTCCAAAAAATGCTTTATAATTTTTAGATATATGTGGTTTATCTATGGATAATTTAATATATTCTTGGTATTCTTCTATACTTGCAGTAATGCCTAATACTGAATTGGCAGTGTTTGATCCAACAAAGTGATGATTACCCGTACCAAAATGAAATATATTAGAATTGATTATTTTATTATTCTTTAGCCAAATTATAAATTCTACATCGCATGGACATACAGAATATTTTAAAGGCCAACTATCATTATAAAAATTTAATTTACTCATAAATTTAGTGCCGGTTACTTTCTCCGGCGTACACTAACGGGGTACAGTCTTATTCATCCGGACGCCTTTGCCGTGGCTTCCAACGGAACCTAAGGTAGGTGTTCTATGCTGGACTATATGGGTTACGAGGCCTATCAGTACCGTCGTCCTCCGGGTATACCGGATATTCGTTATTAGTCGGCTGATTTGCATTTGGCTCGTTTTGCATTAGTTAGTGCTCCAAAATCTACAGGCCATTCTTGTCCTGGGTTGAGTTCTTTGTATCCCGGTGGAAGTGCATATATTACACCTGCTTCAGTTTGAATCTGTGAAACTGGAATACGAAACGCTTTAAGATCATTTCCTAAATTAGGATAAGGTGCAACATGGGGAAAACGCCATCCTGCAACTTCTTTGGTTGTGTTATTAATAACAATTTTATAATAACCATGTGGAACAATTATACCATTGCCTATTCTTTTATCCCCAGCACCGTAGAACGCACCAACAAAGATTGTAAATGGTTGATTTAACTGAACTGCCCAACCACGCACACTAGTTTCTAATAATTTCCAAATTCCTCTATTCAATGATCCTGCTTGCGGATACATATTAGTCATTAAAAAACTTTCATATTCTACAATTTGACTCCAACTTAAATCTCCATCTGGGGCAGCGTGTCCTTTGTCATATCCTGTACCAGCATAGTCATCTGGTCGAGCACCGCCCTGTACGCTTTGATCTGATACAAAAGCATTTGTGCGCGGCCAGCATCCTAGTGCATTTTGTGGCAATAATGTATATGCTACATATACAGGAATTTTAACAGGTGCATCATATGCTACTAGGTAAGCCTCACGGCAAATAGGCTGTGCTGCTCTTTGAGTAGAAGCAAATCCGTATGGGCTATGTATTTGACATGCACCTGGTTGTAATGGGGCACGTTGATCCCAGGCTTGTGCTAATCCTGCTACAAATAGCAAGGCAATGGTTAGTAGTTTTTTCATGGTAGTCCTTAATTAACTACCAATATTTATGTTATCTACGCACGAAATGATAGTCGCCGTCGGGACCGTTGTTGCTAAAAAGTCCTAAACAGTCATAGCCTATTGAATCCATATAAGCAATCACAGTATCTTTTAACGGAGCACCTTTGTTATATTCTACTATTTGTAATTCTAATATAATATGTTTGGCAGTTTTAATAGTTTCTTGAGCACCTTTAAGCACATCCAATTCAGCACCCTGTACATCCATTTTAATTAAATCAGGTGGAGGAAATCTTTTTAAACTAGCAACTGCATCGAGCGTAATAGTCCTAAGTTTTCTTACATATCTATCACTATACAATGTTGCGGCGGCTGGTTGAATATCGGGATTTTCTCTGTAATAGCTGTTGCCGCCCGGTGCTTCGTTATTTTGATAAAAATCTACTTCTTTACCACTTTCACTACTTAATACACCTATGTGATATTTTATGCCAGTTTCTTGATATAAGAATTCATGTACATCAGCAGCTTCAAATGCTATAACTTCTGCACCAGGCCAAATAGTTCTAACCCTGTCAGTCCAATGCAATACACATGCTCCAACATCATATATAACTTTTGGATTCTCACCTTGCTCTTTTAACTTGTTTAAGTAGTCAATATGTGCTGGGGGGAACGGATAAGGATCTCGCAACTCTCTTAAAAATTGTTTAATATCAACTACTGTAGAATGTGTTTCAATCATAGGCAAACTAGTATCTACATTAAATGTAAAACTGCCCGTATGTCTGCATAAGATACCAGAATCCGCCCAAATAGTAAATCCTTTTTCTCTAGCTTTTCTACAAAAATCAACATCTTCAGATACCGTACCTTCCATAGATATGGCGCTGTAATATTTAAATTGCGGATATCCTATAGTTCTAAATACTTCAGCTTTAACTAATGCACATCCGAACCCGCAGCCTGCAACTTCTACAAGCGGTCTGTTTTTTAATTTTCCATAGGGCATATTAGTAACACCCCCTGTAGGAGTGTGTTCATATATTTCTAAAATATGTTGTCCCGGCTTACGCTGTATATATAATCCGGATACCACAGGTTTATCATGTGCTAATAATCTTGCTAATGTATCCGGTGGAAAAGAAATATCACTATCAACTGAGAACAAATAATCAAAACCGTTAATTGTCCAATCTGCAATTAGATTGCGAATTTGATCTATATTGTATCCATAAAAATATTGAAACACAGTTTCATATCCATCTGGAATTATTAGATCGTAGATACTTTTAAAAGTATCAGGCTCAATGTTCTTAGCTGTGGGAATTGCTATAAGTATCTTCTTTTTAGGTTGAATCATGTTATTAACTATCTCGTTTGCGTTTTTAGTTTGTTCTTGCGAATTAACTTTGTAATCGTTTAATGGGCTTGCATCATTGTAATTATATACTATGTCTTGAAGGCATTTTATTTTGTTAGGATCTGCTTTTTCTATTAATGCATAGAATACACTTCCATCGCCACCTGCTTTATACCAGTTACCATTTTTATCCTTAAATGAACTATCATCAATATTATTCAATAATGATTTTTTGAATGTTCTTAAATGTGTGTAGGGCAATATCCAATTAAAATGATAATTTCTATAAGATCTATTTTGTTTTACTTCTTCTGGATATGGTTGGCTTATTAATGGTATATTATCAACCATGCTCCAGCAACTACCATAGGTGAATTCAGTACCATCTTCATATATTGAATTATAATATGCTAGTACTGTATTGTCATTAATTAAACTATCATCACCATCTAATAACATAACAATAGCATCATCACTGATCATTGATCTAATGTTTTGTATTTGATTCCTAACTGCGCCTAAATTCTCACTATTTGCAATAACTGAAAACTTATTTCTAATATCTACTGGTAATTCTCTTAATGTATCTAATATTACATCTATAGTATTATCAGTACTTGCATCGTCGATTAAAATATGTTGATAGTTATCATAGTCCTGTGACGCTACACTGACTATACAACGAGCAATATATTCGGCACAGTTGTAAAACGGGCTAACAATTACAATCTTTTTTTCGTTGCCTAGTTTATAATTTTCTAGTTCGATAGTATTGTTAAATCTACGATTCCATATTTTATGTACTCGTTGATTAATTTTTGATACTTGACGATAACTATCTCTGGATATATATTTGCCCAAACGATGTGCTATGTGTTGTTTCCACTGTAGGGCAACACTATCCCATCCTGCTATATCTTTAACTATATTACAATAGTATTGTTTTTGTTGATGAAGATATCTATTGTGATATGCTTTTATAGTCATTTCTACAAATTTATTAACTTGTTCGGGACTATTAATATCGGGAAACAATCCGTTAGGCTCAACTGCATAATCAATATGATAGCAAGCACCTTCTAATGCAATTTCTTCTAATGCTCCAAATCTACAAGTAAGTATGGGAGTATTGTATAGCAAACTTTCTAAAGATGATATACCAAATGTTTCAGGAAATGCTGCTGGGTATATCATAAAACTTGCCAATGTAAGTATATCAGCAATTTCTTTTTGTGAAATAACTCCGGTATATTCAATGCCAAGTTCTAAATTGCGTGGATCAGCTGCCATTCGCCGCCAATCTTTTTCTTGTTGATCAGGTTCGGAACTTTCGCTAAATCTATAATAGCCGCCGATAACTTTTAATCTAGCACTGGGTATCATAGCCTTTACCTTAGGCCATATATGATTCACTAATGGAATCATACCCTTGGTCACACTAGCATTATATACAAATAAGTTATGATCCTTAGCTTTGATATCAACTTCTTTTTTATAATTTCTAGCACCATTACGTGTGATAAACATCTTACGTTTTAGTACTTCAAAATTGCGTCTGCGTCCGTGATTACAATTTGCAACATAGGTTAAGTGAAAGTCACTGAGTGTGAATATATCAGTTATACGATCAGCAACCGTAAGTTCCTCAATGATGTTATCACCTAGACAAAATGTATCATGCATCCATAATATACGCATCTTAGCTTTAGATAATATTCTATCATACAAATTCATGCTATAGAATGGATTTGCTCTATTATCTCCAAGTTTATGATAATCGTTTGGATCAGTAAATGGAATTACAGTTCTTGAACTTACAACTATATCAAATACATGATCATTGGCTAATTCAATTAATGGTTTATATTCAACCCCATCATAGTTCCCGGGTTTTGCATGATCTATACCGCAATTATTAAATACGGTAACATTAAATCCTATTTGAGCTAATTCACGTGCCATTAGTGTGACAGCACTTTCACTACCGCCTAATCCTTGATTATCTATAGTAGTACCATCGTAGGGTATACCAATTATATCTATAATAGCAATTTTCATATATGCTATTAATTATACTATCTCCGATTAGAATGTCAATGATCTTGAATTATTATAATTTAAACGAAACGGTGCCACTAGCAACTCTGTATATATGATATCCGTTTTGATTAAGATATGTGTATGATGCTCCTGTACTTGTAATAATACTTGGTTTGTTATATCTGTTTGGCCACCAAACTATAGCAACCCCGCGTTGGCCACCTGAAGATGAGGTGCCATTCGAGCCCCCAGCTCCCCCACCTCCGATTGTAGTACTTCCAACGTTACGACGACCACCTTCTGCATAAACAAGAGAATATATTGAGCTTTCTGCTACATTCCAGAATAGCCCAGGACCCTGAACACCAGTACCACCGCTTATATAAGTTCCAGGTCCACCAGCACCACCGCCACCACCACCTCCGCTGGTGAAAAAAGTATCCCCTTCTCCAGAACCGTCGTTACCATATCCACCATATGTTGATGATGGTTGTATTGCATTTCCGCCAGGCGAACCGCCACCAGCAGATAGTCCGGCAGGACCAGAATAACAACCACCACCACCGCCTCCAGAACCACCATTATTTGCGCCGGGCGTATTGCCAGCATGGGATCCACCACCACCACCATAGGCTATTCTAGTATTTGGTCCAAAAACACCAGTAGAATCACCACCGTTACCACCATTTCCGCCGCCACCAGCACCACCGCCATTACCTACTGTTAAAGATATTATTGAGCCATTTGTAAGGTAATTAAAATTACCGGGCAATAGACCGCCAGCACCGCCCCCACCACCACCACCGTCTCCAGGGCCGCCACCGCCGCCGCCACCACCTACTAATAAAAAACTAATATTACTAACTATACCGTCTGGCCAAAGAGAATCATTTTGGGCTTGCAGAGCTTCTTTCATTGACCAAAAATTGTTACCAACGTTACTTGTGTTGTCTTTTAGGTTAGGACCAGGAGCAACATAATATTGTTGTATGGTATGTCTAGGATTATTACTCATAATATTAAAATTTTATTGAGCCTTCACCGCTGGTAAATTTATATACTCTATAACCATTTACTATACTAGTTGTATAATTACCTGTAATAACACTTGGGCTGTTATATGTTGAATCCCACCAAAATATAGCAACACCTGCCATACCAACAGTATTTGAGCCGCCACCAACCCCGCCATTGCCACTATTCGGAGTTGTATCGGGTGCAGTTAAACCACTACCTGCTCCTCCTTTTGCATATGTACCACTATATGGTGATAAAGATGCTATATTAACCGCCAAGCCAGCACCGCCAGCACCCGATCCATTAATAGGAGCAGCACCGCCAGCACCGCCAGCACCGCCACCACCACCTCCGTCTGAACCACCAGTGGGGGCTGCTGCACCACCGACATTGCCGTAAGGTATTTGAAGTCTAGCACCACCTGCGCCACCGGCACCGCTACTACCAGTACCTGAGGCGCCACCACCACCACCACCACCAGAACCACCAGCATTACCTGCGTAACCAGAGTCAAACTGATTGCCGGTAGGATCCTGCCCGCCACCGCCGCCGCCCCCATAAGCAATATTAGTAATAGATCCAGAAATAACAGTAGTGTTCCCACCATTCCCACCATTATTTTGTCCGCTGCCAGCGCGGGAACCACCAGTACCAATTGTTATTGAGATTAATTGTCCTCTACGTATATTGTTATAATTATTTAAAATTAATCCACCTGCACCGCCACCACCACCACCCCCACCGCCAGTACCAGCGGGAGGAATACCGCCCCCACCACCACCACCCCCAATAATTAAATAATTAATAGTAGGAATTACACCATTGGGCCATATCTCACTATCTTGTGCTAATTTTTGATCTCGAATAGTCCATAACCCTTTAGCCGACGTTATAGTAGGACTAGCAGGTCGGCTTGGTTGAACAAGTCTTTTATAAAAATTAGACATAATCTATTTTATATATTAGCTGATAGTCTCATATACAATAATGTATTCTAATGCTGATGATGTACCAGATGTTACTAATATACTAGAATCTTCAGTTAGATATAAAAAGTTACCTTTATCTACTAATTGCAAACTAGCACCAGTAGGTATATATATATTAAATGCTATTCTATAATTACTAGGTCCTGTACCTGTAGCAGCATTATTGATAGATACAGTAGTTGGTACTGAGCTGTCTGTCACATTGGTTACTACTAAAGAATTTACTTTTATAACTGAGTTAGAACCGGGCTGATTATTTAATAATACATTTGATATAATATTTGCAGGTACTGCTCCTGCATATCCTGCTATAATTGACGATACATTTACAATATTTGGTGCTGACATTTTATCCTCCGAAGATCATTGCCATGGCTATGGCCTTACCTGTTGATACTCCACCGGCTGATCCGGTGTAACCTTGATTACCTTGGTAACCTTTACTGCCGGTATATCCGCCTGCTGGACCTCGACTACCGGTATAACCTGCACTACCCCAATAACCACCACTACCGGTATATCCACCAGCGGGGCCTTGACTACCTACAAATCCTGCACTACCAGTGTATCCACCAGCGGGGCCGCGACTACCTACATATCCTACAAGGTTTGATCCTAAAATTTGTTGTATGCTTATTGTTGTCATGTTATCCCCAGAATTGATAAGGTGCCGCAGTTATTGAATTAGAATAAGATTCTCCAAATAAGTCAAAGGCTTTTATTGGTATGTCACCTAACCTTAATGGATTACTTGACATAAATGCAAGACTTGTAGATGCAACTTGTATTGCTGGCGGTGTTTCTGCTAAATTTGAACTACCAAAAGCACTTCTTACAGTTGTTATTGTAGAGACTGATAATACCGCTGCTAAATTTGATTTCACAAAAATGCTTCTTATAGCTGTCAATGATGATATTGATAGCACCGAAGTAGAAGTCATTGCTATTTTAACAAAATTAGTTGTGGTAAAATAATTTGATAGAGTAGATGCCCAACTAGGGGATGTACTTGAATAATAGAAATTTGTTACAGTTGTAGCAACATTTACACTACCATATACAGTAAGAGTATTAGTATATAATGTTCCTAGAGCAATTGTTAATTGTCCGTCAAGACCAATTACATTAAAATTTGCACAATTAGCTGCTGCTCCTAATGTAACAGTCCAAGGACTTGTACCAGAATTAGAATTTACGTCAAAAAATACATCATCGCCAGGTGTAGGTGCGCTTGCTCCGCTTGACCCATTTGAGGTAGCAGACCAATTTGTTGTGGCGGATAAATTCCATGTACCATTTCCACCTACCCAATAACGACTGGCCATTTAGTACCTTTCATTAACCCTTAACGAGTAATCTTCCAGGGGATGGGAATCCTGCTGATGTTTGTGATACTGGATATAATCCGGATATAACATATACACGATTATCAGTATTTCCAGTTGGAGTAAAAGACCCAAAAATTCTTGTTCCATTTGTACTTTGAAGACCAACTCCAAATGGTGCTGCTGTTATTACAGCACTACCAGCACTAAGATATAAAGATTGTCCAGGAATAACAGCCGCTGGGTGATTAGGTACAACTCGAGAAACATAACCAGCAGCGGCTACGCCTGCAACAGCTCCTATTTTCTTAGAAGTAATTACAAGTTGGCCACGCATGGGTACAATAGCTAAATCGCCCTTGCTATCATATACACCGGATGCAGTACCTAGAGTAGAATAAGAATTAGCACCAGTTGCTCCATAGGTCCATGTTACTATACTAGAGGTGTTTAAATTAGCTGTATTAAATTCATAGATAAATGCAGCAGCACCTGAAACAAATAGATATGGTTTTGGAGACCATCCGCCACCAGTTAAGGAGGTTGCTGTATAATCCATCCAGAATGCACAAGGCGAATCACCCGGTGTTGTAGCAATGCCACCTGGCCAGCTTGCGGCATATTTAGGATTTACAATACTAAAACCGACACCAGTGTCAGAAGCAAACTTACTAAGTATAGGCAGACTTAGAGTTACTCCATTTACACCTGACTGACTAGCAAGATACACATTTCCCTGATAGTCCGGAACCGGAACACCAAAATTTGTAGCAACTACAGTAGCACTAGTTGCCTGGAACGATGCTGATAAAGTAAAGGTTGATCTATTAAAAGCAAAACACCAAGGTAAAGTTAAAGCGGATCTAGATACACCATAAACATATTTTCCATCAATACCTAAATATGCTGTACCAGATGTAATAGTTGCAATTGTAGATGTAGTAAAATTTTCTGTATCTACTGAAACAATACCAGTGTTTAAAGAACCATAAACTGTTCTTGCACCATCAAATACAATATCAAGAATACCACTACCTGCAGAATGCGGAACCCTTAATGTAGTAGCACCATTGGCACCAGTACCCATATCATAGGTATAAATTCCTTGATTGGTACTTATCCATAAATTATTACCTACTGAAATAACTTTGGTTGCAGTAGTAAAAGAAGGAAGATTTGTAAAAAAAGCTGAAGTTCCGGTAGAAGCAGCATTGCTAGTAAGGAACGAATCATGCTCACAACCACCATTCAACGGTAATATTAAATTTTCTGTACTCGGGCCGCCAGCATTTGGCCAACCTCCCGTACTATCAATATTAACCATTACTGTATCTAATGCACCACCTAATGCTTTTGTAACCCCAGTATTATACATTCTTCCCAATGGCATATATTTTGAAATAGCATCTGCAGAAATAGGACTTGTTACAGTTTTTAAAGTATCCCAACCATACGTAGGAGCACCGGTAGTGATACCATTTGCATAAGATGCTAAATGCAACATATTTACATCACGAGTAATAGCTAACGCTCCAGTTGGATAAATTGGTGGATACATTCCTCTATTAGTTACAGGAGCATATACAGATGCTGCCCTAGCACCAACTAATCCGTCAGCAGTCCTAGGGAATGCAAACATAACACTACTTGTAGTTAAAGAAGCAGCATTTCCATAAGGTGTTCCAAGTATTAAACTATTAGTCCATGCCCAATTTGGTGAAGGATTAGCAGCAGATGCGGTATCTTCAGCTGCTACACGTTCAAATTCAAATACACCAGACCAAAATCCTGGCTCGTTCTTAATAAATGACCAAAGCACACAATGTCTTTGAGTAGCATTTATTAAAATGATACTATCTTTGATATCATATCCATGTGGGAATACTCCACCTCCACTCCATGTTTCATTTGTAGGAGCATGTGTAGATACATTCCACGATTCGCAAGTTGATGTGTATATAACCAATTTAACTGTGTCAATACGTATAATAAAATATTTTGTCGTAACAGCAGCCGTTCCTATTGTATAATCAGCGTTAGGAGCAGTATAAACTAATGTTGTCATAGGACTATATAAATGTCCTGATGATGAGCCGCCTACTAGTGTATCAAGAAGAGTCCATCCACCTTTGGCCATTCCTTGTTGAATAGCACTGATAATATTAGTAGATGATGTTTCATTAATAATATTAATTTTTAAGCTATTCGCAGTATATGATGAAGTTGTAATTGTCATAATTTTCCCGTTATATACGCAGACAATGCTGCAATTTTATTATATTTATACCTAAAATTCAGTTTAATATTAAATAGGTTGATATACCAACTGTAGGTATAAATCAACTCCCGGATTTAAATTTGAACCTACTGATAAAACATTAACAGTTAAATACTCGCCCGCCGCCAGGGCATATCCTGTAATATCAGGAGTAGTTGTTATTGAATTTGCTGGTATAGTTAAATTTAACAATGTAACTGCATTTTTTACCAAAGTGAGATTAATATCTGCATCAGGTGCTACTCTAACTCTAGGTGTTATAGATGTTAAATTACATGCAAAGGGTGCATACCATCGAGCAAATCCTGTAAATACTACTAGATTCCCAGGTTGTTGTAATGTAATGGTATTAGCACCAATACTACCAGTGTATCCCGTATTACCTTTTGGACCACCTGTGGCTGTAACCTGCCAGGTAGCTCCATTATAAATAAATTCAAATGTACTACCTTTGAGATCTAAACTAATATCATCAGTCCCACCTTCTATGGTATTGCCATTCCTTAGTACAGTAACTGGATATCCATTACTTAGATCATTACCGTCTGTTAGTTGTATATAAGTACCGGTACTTGCAATTGCAGGTAATGTTACACTGAATGCTCCAAAGCTATTATTCAATATAATTCTATCACCGTCTATTGCTGTATAATTAGTAGATGTACTAAACCATGGATTAGTAGCAGATCCGCTAGGACCAGGAACTCCTCGACTACCAGTATAACCTACACTACCGGTATAACCTAGTGTTGTACTTGTGGCCTTCCAAAATCCAGTTTCGTTGCCTACCCATGTCCATGTTCTTTCACCTGCTGAAAAAACTGTGCCGTTAGTTGATGTTGTTGGAAAATTAATAGCTGTCATATGTATATTTATTCGCTATGAGTTACCTATTGGATAATTTTATAGGTGGTACAAAAGATGCTGTATAACGGGCCAAACCTTTAGTAATACGTACATCTTCTATGTAACCTTGGAAATAATTATTTGCAACAGTGCTGGTATTTCCAATTGTCAATGACCTTGAAATATTGAAATTATTTAAATCTGATATACTGGTAGCTAAAGCACCATTAACAAATAATGATGTAACATTATTAGATCGAGCGGCTGCTATATGTGTCCATGTAGATGAATTAACAATTAATATAAAACTAGCTGTAGAACTAGCAACACTTGCATTATAATATGAAAGTCTATTATTACTAACGAATAATCCACCCGCGGATCCCGCATGGTCTAATAAAACTGTGGTAGTACTTGCCCAGTTTGGACTTGTAGGATAAACCCACATTTCCCAAGTAAAGTCATTGGCATTATAAGAAAAACCTGTACTACTAGAAACAGATAAGAAGTCAGAAGTTCCATTAAAACTAATACTATATACATTATTTTTAGTTATTGTTCCCACAGTTAATGTACTTGTATTGGCCTTAACTACAGTATTACCGGAATATTCAACAGCTCTAGTATCAACAAATGTTGTTAATAAATTAGTAGTAGTACCTACTACAGTAGTTAGTGGTAATTTTGATGGATTAAAGTTTCCTGTATATAATGATGTACCTTTGACCACTCTTAGGTCGGACATAAAACCTTGATATATATATCCAGTACCATCCCATAATTTTCCTATCAATTGAGTTGTTCCCTGGGCATTCATATTGGTAATATTATTAGCTGATGTTAAATCAAGCTGTCCATTAACAAAAACTCTTAACGTAGAATTTGTTCTTGTCCATGCAAGATGTGTCCAGATGCCAAGTTGAATGGTAGTTGGAGCGGTACGTGCTACGCCGTCATAAAATACTGCCTTAAGGACACCGCCACTGGTTATCATTCCAACTATCCATGGTACCGCTGCGGTACTTGTTCTTGCGTCAATTACTGGCGCATAACCAGTAGGTATTGCTGTTGGATACACCCATACTTCTATAGTAAAATCTCCTGTACCAAAACTTAAAGCACCTTGTGCATAAACATTTAAAAAGTCTGTAGTACCATTGAAATACATGCTTAGATTTGAATTAAGATACACTGGTGAAAATGCTGAGGTTCTAAGTGTTCCAGTACCACCGATAAGAATACTATATCCATTAATTGAATTTTCTTTTAGATATCCATTTTGCAATATTAATAATGATGTACTAATAGTAGAGGTAGTTGGATATGGAACAGTATCAGTGCTGGTTGTAAATAATGATCTAGGAAGATCACCTATATATGGTCCGAGATACAGAGATGAGCCTTTAATTAACCTAAAGTTACTCATATAACCATTAAAATATTCAGTGGATCCTAAAATGCCACCTATATATAAAGACTCATTACTATCAGTAATTACTGAAGATGTGTTTAATATCCGGTATCCATTTACATATATGTTTACACTACTAGTTGGATATTCATATGTATAAGCAACATGGTTCCATGTACTACTAGATAATACCACAGTACTAGTTGAATAAGTTGTTCCGTCATAAAACCCTATCCATCCTGTGCTTGAACTTAGATATCCTTGATATGATGTTGAAGGCTCGAGTTTTATACCAAACGGATATGTAGTTGCTGTATTAGTAAGCCCAAAATTACCAAAGGCAAACTTATTCAATGATTTATCAGTAAAACCAGTTTGTGTATTAATATTGTTTATCAGCAATGTTGTTGATGTATTACCAAGTGGATTAATAGTCCAAGGAATAATTCCCCCAGCATTGGTAATAGTAAATCTGTTCATAGAATTATCTACAATATTATAAGATTGTGCAGTTAATAATACAGTACCTGTATTATTTGTTGTAAATGGTCCCAAGCTAGATATTATCCCAGTGCCACTATAATCAGTTGTTGCTGCCCTATATATGCTAATATCTTCAAATTTTCTATCAACAAGCAATAAGGTATATGATGCAGTATTAAATCCTGTTACATTTGTTCCCGAAGCCTGTGTAGTATAAAGGGGACTGCCTGGAGGTGTAAATGTACCAGTATATACAGCTACGCCCTTAACTAATCTAAAATTGGTTAGATATCCGTAAAAACTACTACCCCCCGAGCTATTTCCCGTACCTAATCCTATTTGAGAATAGCCATAAGATCCTATTGGCTCAACAATAGTGCCAGTTGTATATTGTTGTGTTCCATTTACATACATTTTAAATGTACTAGCTGGGTAATTTCTTACAGCAGCAACATGAGTCCATGAATTAAGACTTATTACACTATCAACTGTGGTATATGATCCTGCCCAAGCAATAATATTGTTTGGATTAGATCGAAATCCCAAAGCATTGTTGTTGGTTATGTAAAATTCTGCTATATTACGGGCAGTGCCGCCACCCCAGGCGCCAGTGGGGCCGGTGCCTAAACTCCAAATAACATAATCTGTACCAGACCAGTCTATTTTATATATCCAACATTCTATGGTAAAACTTCCATAGCTTAAATCATAATCAGGTCTTAATACAGTTGTATATCTAATAGGGTTGACAGGGTTGCCAGGCGCAAAATCCAATGAGCTATTAACTACAACATCATTAGGAATAGCAAGGATATTTGTACTTGCGGTCTGAGTTGAAGTTAATTGAGTAGTCGGTGGGGTAAAATTACCAGTATATATTGCAATATTTTTAACTATTCTAAGATTGCTAATAGCACCTTGGAAAATTTGTGCAGCAGTAACAGGTGCTCCTGAGCCAATGGTAAGAGTTGCGGTATTTGTAGGAATAACTCCATAAAAATTTTGACTAGCAACAGCAGTACCGTTTTGCCATAATATCCAATTGTCATTATTTCTAGTAAAAGCTATATGAGTCCATGTGGCGGTAGAAACAGGTATATATGAAGTTAAATTAATTCCCCACGAGGTGCCATTTAACGTAGCAAGAGCTTGAGGAAATAATGAATTGGTGGCAAAATTTAAATTAATACCGGCAAATGTAGCAGTAGTTGCTCTTTTAGACAATATGCTTCTTGTTGGAATTATAGGTGTAGCTCGATATATCCAAGCCTCTACTGTAAAATCAGAAGATCCCATATTCAATGAGTCATCATTTGGTATAGAAAGATATTGAGTAGAACCACCATCAAATTTAAAACTTGCCGTAGGGGGTGTTGGAATTGAAACACTAGGGCTACCCGATATATTGGCAGTTTGTGTTCTGCTTAATTGTGCAATCGGTGATGTAAAATTTCCAGTATATACAGCACTACCAGTTACTATTCTAAGATTAGAAATATATCCTGCAAAATAGTTAGATGCAGCAGCAGCGTTTCTACCAATATAAGTAGTGTAACCGAGATGATTTAATGTACTTGTACCAGACCCCTTAGATACTCCATTTACATAAATTTTACATTGTCCTGTTCCAGTTCCGGATCGTACCATTGCAATATGATACCATTTACCTGTTGTTACAACAGCCGAAGCAGTTGCAACAACTAATGTTGATGCTCCTTCATACCAACTTAAACTACTATCAGTTTGAACAGCAAGTTGAACACCATTAAATGGTGTAGCGCCGCTGCGTGTATCTATAATAATCAAAGCTGCCGCAAACGATTGAGGTATATTGATCCAACATTCAACGGTCCAGGCTCCTGTACCAAATGTGCTTACACCGGCAGATACTGTTAGATATTTACTGACACCGTCAAATACCAAACTTCCGCCATAACCAACTAAAATTGTAGAAGCTGCTAATGTACCAAAAGAAGTTACACTAAGATCATAATCACTATAATCCACAATAGAATCCGAAGCTCCTAAAAATTGTCCTAATAATAATTTTGTATAACTTGAGGTTGATATTGCTTGTGTATTAATACCACCATCAGGATTAGCAATCTGAGTAGTTTCTAGTCCCGGATATGGTAGATTAAAATTATCATCTGTATATACAGCTACATCACTTACAATACGGAAATTTGATATGTATGCTTGTGCTGGATAACTTGCTGAAACATATGCACCAACTATTAAATTTGTAATTAATGAATAATCTGTTGTATCATTTCTTGATACAATATACCCGATACCATCCATAAACAATTTTAATACTGTTCCAAAACGAACCAACGCTATATGATACCATGTATTTGGATTAAGTTGAAGAGTCTCTGGAGATCCATACGTATTAAATAGTTGAGTGTATGTTCCGCCTGTGCCATAATATACTATCCATCCTCCTGTTGCTGCTGCTAATGCAAGATATGGAACACCTGCTGAGTTTCCAAAATCAGTCAGAGAAAAATGAAAAATTCCGTTATTAACAGGTCGAGCCGGAAAATTAACCCAACATTCAATGGTAAAGTCACCTGAAAGATACGGTAAGAATGGCGGATATGTTGAACTTACTCCAAGATAACCATTGCTAAAATATATACTATTGTATGTAGGGGCGCCTGAAGAGGGGTTACGTTTTGCAAATAAAATACTATTAGTATCAGTACCATAATATCCTGCAGGTTTTACCCAAGTTTCAATAGTCCAACCTAGACTATTGGATAAATCTAAATTTGATTTATCCGCTATATTTAAATAATTATTGTTAAAATATGTACTATAATTTTTACCAAATGGTGCAAACCCTTGAAATGTTGTAGCAGTAGTTGAGTTAGTTATAGTAAATGCGTTTAGTGATCTGTCTATAAATGTAGTATCTGTACTTGATAGTGTTAAAAATGAACTATTTGTAACAGTGGTTATTTCACCTTCAACTGGTGTAAAACCTAAACTATATTTGGCCAAGCCTTTTATCACATGTATATTATTAATATAACCATTAAATGTAGTTGCTGTACTACCAGTTAAAGCTGCACCAATACTAACATTTATAGTGCTGGTAGCAGTGGTAAGTCCGCCGCCGGACAAATTAACCGATGGTAGTCCAGTATTACTATAGGTTACTCCACCAACATTGGTTATTGTAACCGGGCTGCTGCTCGAATCTACTATTTTATTAGCGTCACTGGCAACTAATAATAACATGCTTGTATTGGTAATATTAGATAATGGAACTACTGGTGTAAAGTTAGATGTATAAACTGCTGTACCTTTAACTACACGTAAATTGGTAATATAACCATTAAACGTATAGCCAGACGATAATGGAACATTACCATCTGTACCAATAGTTGGTCTATTGGTGCCGTTTAACCAATTTGTAGTATTCGTGACGCTATTGACTTGTACACCATTGACATATGCAGTTTGAGTTGTACCACTCCTACAAACCGCAACGTGATACCAAGTGTTAAGAGAAATTGTACCTGCACCTGCATAAAATTCACCAGCAGGACCTACGCCAATCACTAAATGATTAGCAGTACTGCCTGTTCCAGCCGGTCGAGAATCATATATATTTCCATTAGTTACCGAGCGGGCAATTTGATATATCCACATTTCAACTGTGAAGTCACCTGTACCAAATGCAAATTGTGAATTAGTTCCAGATACATATAGATATTGTGTTGAACCATTAAAAACTAACTTACCAGCAGCAGTAGAAATAACAGAACCAGCAACATTATTCCCTACAACTTTACCATTGATATACAATGATATTAAACCAAAAGTTCTCGTAAAGGCAACATGTGACCAAACGCTTAATGGAACAACCGAAGATGATACTATACTAGATTGAAGACCAATAAGACCATATCGAATATTTAAATATCCCACAGGTGTAATCATTAATGCCCAATCTAATGTTGAGGAAGGGTAATTAATTGATCCTATAATTACAGATCCAAAATATATATTTCGAGCAACGGGATATACCCATGCTTCTATTGTAAAATCACCACTACCAAATGCAAATGCTGTAGATGTACCTGTGCTAACAATCAAATAATTGTTTATACCGTTAAAATATGCACTACCAACTCCACCAAATGGTGACAACGCTTGTTGAAAAACAGTGCTAGTTGATGGTTTATTCAATACAAAATTATTTACTGAATTATCTTTAAACTCAGGTGCATTATTTTGTAAAATTAATAATACGGTATTTGTAACACTGGTTAATGCTTTTGTTGGAACAGTAAAAGTTGGCCGATAAACAGCCGTTCCTACTACTATTCTAACATTAGATACATATCCAAACAATGTTTGATTACTAGCAGTGATTGGGCTATTAATAAAAAGTGTTTGTATTGATAAGGCAGTAGCATCTGCTGTTGAAGTTGTTACCGCCCCATTAATATACATGTATAACATTGAATTATTTCTAATCATAGAAACATGATTCCAGGTATTCAATGGAACACGATCAGGTGAAGTTAATAAACCAGTACCACCGGTATTTTGCCATTGGATAAATCCTGTTGACAACAAATATAAAACAGGAACACCCGCAGTGGTACCTGCGTTAGTACGCCAGTCTATAAGAGCGCTATTTACTGTATTGTATGAAATTGGATATACCCATAATTCTACTGTATAATTTCCACTACCTAATGCTAAAGAAGGCGGCGTGCCAAGACTTAAATTCTGACTTGCTGCTGTGGTGGTATTAAAATATACACTGGCGCCGACCACGGATTTATTATATTCACCAGGTATTTTGTAAGGTGTAAATTTTGTAATAGCAGGGATACTAGTTATTGTTCCTGTATTAACAATAAAATTATTGGCGCTGATATCAACATGTCTGCTAGTAGCAGCAATTAATAAACTAGTATTTGTAACAATTGGTAAAGGTGCTTTAGGCGGAATAAAATTACCTGTATAAACTGCTGTACCATTAACCATTCTCAAATTAGATAAGTAACCGGGGAACATACTGGTTATCGCAGATCCTGCTCTGCCTATTAGCATATTTGTATTAGTAGAATATGATATTAAACTAACACCATTAAACAATGCTGTAAGAATTCTAGTACTTGTATTAAATGTAATAGCATTGGTATTTGTTCCACTATATGGATTTAGTGGTTGCTGTGTAGTTAATATGCCAGTAGGTGGAACAAAGTTTGTTCCGGTATAAATTGCCACACCACTAGTTATTCTAAAGTTACTGATATAACCTGTTAAGTAAGTTGATGTAGCTGTGCTAAATCCTATATAACCAAGACGTAGAGTATTCTGTTCTGTGTATCCAGTAATTTGTGTTGATGTAGTTCTAACACCATTAATATACATTGAGGCAGTAGTAGCCAGTCTTGTGAATGCTACATGGTTCCAGGTGTTTATTGCAAATGTTTGAGAATAAACAGGACTTGCTGCCAATAAAATACTTGTATAACTTGCAGTTAATATTGCTTGTATATTTGTACCAGCAGTTTGTGTAGCAGTTAATGGTCCGGTGGGTGTAAAATTACCAGTATATACTGCTAGACCTTTAACAACCCTAATATTACTTAGATAACCTTTAAAAAATGATTGTCCGCTTGTGGTTTCATTTGCAGTGTAACCAATTGCCAATGACCCTGAATACGCTACTGAAGCAGTCATAGAACCTGATCCAGCAGCAACACCATTTATATAAAATGTATAGACTGTCCCATTTCTTACAAATGCTACGTGATTCCATTGATTCAACGGTGCTGCAGAAGTACTAACAAAAGGCCCGGGCACACCAGCCATACCAGTTGAAGACCAATCGAAATATAAGAAGCCGTTGGTTAGCATAGAAAAAAGCCAGCTTCGCCCCGGACTTGGTCCATTCTGATTACCTATAATAGTAGTTGTAGCTGCCGTTCCAAGATAATATACCCAAGCTTCAACGGTAAAACTTCCTGATCCAAAATTGAATCCTTGACTAGCAGCCTGCTTGATTTGGGCATTGGTTCCGTTAAAATTTAAACTACCATATCCACGACTAAGAGGATTTGTAGCAATGAATGTTACTGCTGTGTTAGCTGGACTCAATCCAAGTCCGCCATTATCTGTAAGAAGCTGATTAAGATTAGATATTTGACTTGTACCAAAAGATGTTACTACCCCAGAATTTCTATAATTAATTACCATTATATAGGGATTAATGGTCCATTCCCAACCAGTAGTAGTTGCACCATCATATGTTCCAGCTATTAACATATTGTTATTGTCTGATATAAAACTATCTGCAATTGTAGATGTGTTTAAATATACCCAAGCCTCAACAGTGTGATCACCATGTACTAACCAACCAGTTGATGATGTTATACTTAAAGAACTATTGCCACTAAAATATACGCTATGAAAATTTGTACTAGTATATGCACTGAATGGGTCCAATGTACTTAGACTAACTGAGCCTGTTCCTATTGTTATCACAGATGTGTTGGTACTATAATCAACTATATTACTAGTGCTGGTAGGTAATATGGTTAATAGAGATGTATAACTTGCTGTAAGTATTGCCTGTACATTGCTACCACCGTAGGGATTGGCTGATTGTGTAACTGTTAATTGTGTAGTGGGTCTGTTGAAATTTCCTGTATATACTGCTAGACTATTTACTAATCTTACATTTGATATGTATCCTGTAAAATAATCTAAAAATCCAGGATATTGGAAAGATCCAATAATAGTTTTTCTAGCGGTAATTGCTGTTGTAATAGTTGCAGAGTTATCTAATACACCATTAACAAACAATCTAACAAGTCCTGACTGTCTTGTCACTGCCACATGATACCATGTACTCAGAGAGATAGATATACTACCCTCAACATATAACTGAGTTGAACCTCTTAGTTGAAATCCGCAAGTGCCGCCTAAACGTGTAAATAGTTCCCAATATGAGTTGCCGCTGTAGTCAGCATTGGTTAACAATGTCCCATCTGTTGCTGCTGTTTTATAAAACCAACACTCAGCAGTAAAATCACCAGTACCCCATGTACTTGCCCCAACTGCCACAGAAAGATACTGAGTAGTACCATTAAACAAGAAACTATTATAATATGTACTAGTTGAACTAATAGGTGGATATAAAGTACTAGGCGTAGGACTAACCACACTGGTTATATAATTATTAGGAACAATACTATAATTTACACCAATATTTCCTTCATTGATTAAAGCAGCCGATTTTGCTATTAATAAACTTGTACCAGAAACGTTGGTTAATTGAACAGCTGGGGACGTAAAGTTGCCGGTATATACCGCTGTACCTTTAACCACACGTAGATTAGAGATATATCCAGGAAAAAAGCAATTAACAGTACCTTGAGCACCAATATACAAAGTTTGTAATACGGTGTCATTTGTAGAATCAGTGCCGGTTGCAACAAGTGAGCCATTTTGATATATTTTTAATCCACCGGCTGCGGTTGTTGATCTAACTACAGCAATATGATACCAAGTATTAGTATCTAAGTAGGTATTTGTAGTTAATAAAGACGATGTTGGGATTCCATTACCCCATTGTATGCCAAAGCCACCGGACGATCTATTAACAAGTAGAACCCAACCATTTACTATTGCAGGGGTGTAAGTACCTAATATATTATGTCCATATATTTGAGTTTGAGCGCCGGTTATATAGATCCATGCTTCTATTGTAAAATTATTTGTACCAAGTGAAAATGCTGTATTAGAAGGTACTGTAAGATACTGATTAGTACCATTAAAGTACATACTATTAAATGTACTTGTTGATGTAATAGGTGGATATAAATTAGTAGCACTAACACCACCGTTATTTGTTAATACAGAATTGTTAGAGCTATAATCATCAAAGAAATATTGTTGATTAATAAATCTTCCGATCAATAATTGCGTAGTGTTGGTAGATATAGCTAAACTACTAGTAGGTACAGAACCTTGTATTGTACTTAAAGGACTTTGTGGTGTTAAAAATGATGCTCCGGTATATACTCCTACACCTTTAACTATACGTACATTTGATATGTACCCATTATAAAAATAAGGAATACTAGTAACATTGGTTTGTTTACCAATTGAACCGACACCGGTAGTACCCATAACTTGTATCACTGCTGCGCCACTAGTTGCAACAACAGCTCCATTTAAATATATTTTAAGATTGCCTACAGCCGATCCTAAACGAACTACAGCAACATGTGACCAAGCGTTTAATGGTATGATTGCGGTTGATGTAAGAGTTACAGTAGCACTAACAGTAGTAGCGTATGGAAATTGAATTAGGCCAGTAGAACTAATTTGTATCTGGCATTGTCCAACTATATAACTGCCACTTGCATTTGACCAAAGGTCGATAATTTCCGAAGCAGTTGCCGATCCAACGACATATGCTAATGGATATATCCAACATTCCATGGTAAAATCACCAGTACCAAAGTTGTATCCTGCATTAGCTGATAAATTTAGATGACTTGCACCATCAAAATATAAACTATGATATGAGCCTTGATCATATGGATTAAGATTAGAATAATTTAAATTTGATGTAACAGCTAGACCTGAATTAACACTAAGATCTGCAGTAGGAGTAGATGAAAAAGAATATGCTTGTTCTACTCCATTAACATACAGACTAATCCTAGTTGAATTACGTGCAGCGGCAATATGATTCCATGTTCCGGTAGATAATGCGGTTACCGAAGAGACAATAATGCCCCATGCTGTTGGTGTATTAGCCACCGACACTACAGGTCTATTTGAATTGATATATAATCCAATTGGTGCAAAGTTACCAGTATTAAATTGTCCAGCGATATAAGCAGTACCTGTATTTGCAGTAAGATATGCCCAAGTTTCTATAGTCCAATTATTAGAACCAAAATTTAATGAGGTTAAGGTAGCACTGGATGAATAGATAACTGGTATAGTTAAATGATCAGTAGTACCATTAAACAATGTACTCCAATTGTTGCCAAATGGGCTAAATGTCCCTTGTCCCGGATCACCTTTCGGTGTAATAGAAAGATTATTTGATCCAGAATCAACAAATCCAGTATTACCTTGGACGTATGTATAATATTTTGCAGTTAATAAAGTTACACCAGATACTATAGCAGCAGTATTGCTGCCGCCGTATGGGTTAGCAGATTGTGTTGTTTGTAAAGGTCCAGTAGGTGTTCTAAAGTTACCAGTATATATTCCCTGACCAGTTATTACTCTAACATTGCTCCACCATCCGCCACTTTGAAATCTAAAATCATTGGTATATGCTTGTCCCAATATTAGTTGTTGATTATCCAATGAATAAGCAGCAGAAGTACTACCTTGTGATACACCATTTAAATAAAATGTAGTTGTACCGCTAATTCTAACTACAGCAATATGATTCCATCCTGATGGAAGTGTATATGTGGCTACTGTAGCAAATGTTCCACCTGTATTGCCGCCAATGCTAGTATCAGTTGGGTTGATATTAATTCCTGTAACATTAGGAGTAGCATTTGTAGCTAAAATACCGTAACTACCATTTTGGTGGTAGTGCCACAACTCAACAGTAAAATCAGCAGTACCAAATCCAAAATTAGAATTAACATTTGTTAAAACATAAGAGGCAGGCCCAGGAGTACTACTATTACCGGGTAAGTATATACTAGTATAATTTGTATTAGTAGAAAGAGGATTCAACGAACTAGCTGTTGTTCCAACCACAGATACTGAATTTGTAAGTGTGCTATAATCTGCTATGGTATTAGCCTGAGTAGGAAATTTTCCAGTTAATAAAGTAACACCAGAACTAATTGCTGATATATTAAAATTTGAAACATTTTGTACGGTACTTAAAGGATCAGAAGGTATTGTAAAGTTACCAGTATAAACCGCAGATAATGTAGCTCTTATGTTTGAAAGATATCCTGTATGGTATGCTCCCTGACTAGGTAATCCACCAATATTAACAGCACCACTTACTAATGTTGGATTCCATGATTGTGTAAGGACATTGTTTCCGTTTTGATATATATAAAATATATTAGTAGCTCTAACTACAGCAACATGAATCCACTGATTTAATAAAAATGTAGTAGGTGATGTATATGTAATTACGCCAAGTTGTCCTATATTAATATAATTATTACGATGAAAAACATAAAAACCATTAATTGCTGATGATCCGATTAACCAGTGATTAGTAAGATTATCTGAAGATACAGCATACATCCAAAATTCTACAGTAAAATCAGTAGTAGTTGCAGGCATCGCACCAGCGGAGATACTTAGATTAGATGCTCCATCAAAATAAAGACTATAATACGGGCCTGGTGCAAATGGATTTAAAGTGCTATTAGTTCCGTTATTATTATTTAATGCAATGATGTTGCTGCTTGAATCGCCGAACATACTATAAACACCAAATGATCCCGAGGCTGCTAAAAAATTTGTTGCATTTATTAATAACGCATTGTTACTAAAGTATGGATCAGATTGAATTCTAGGATACAGGTTTGCAGGGATAGCATAGCTTATGATAACAATACCACTACCACCTGATCCGCCAACACCTGTAGTTCCTCCACCACCTCCTCCACCACCACCTGAGTTATTAATTCCTGCGTTACCAGCAGCTACAGATGTAGTTCCACCTGCACCACCTCCACCATAACTACCATTATTATATCCAGTGGCATTAGCACCGCCACCTCCGCCGCCGGCTAGCCATATTGGAGATCCTGTAATAAGGGTAATCGTACCTGATCCACCTTGCCCTGCTGCGCCAGCGTTTGCAGCACCACCAGCTGTACTAGCACCACCACCACCACCTGAATAAGTACCACCATAAGCAAGTCCACCAACATTTCCCTGTGTGCTGGTGCTGGATCCAGCGGATCCTAAACTCGATGCGCCGCCTCCTGAACCGCCGTCACCTCCAGCCATAGTTAAGTAGCCACCGTAGCCACCGCCTGATGCTGCAAGTATAGTAACACCATTAGTTACAGTACTTTCACTTCCAGCATTACCTTGCCCTGCGGTGCCAGCGCCGCCAGCACCAATTAATATAGTTAATGTACTGTTAATAGAATACGTTGAAGAAGTTACAACGCCGCCAGCACCACCACCGCCACCAACATAACTACCATCTAAGCCAGCACCTCCACTACCGCCTCCAGCAACAACCAATACTTGTGCAGTGGTAGTAGTTACATAGCTAGGTTTAGTAAATTGTCCAGATGATGTGAATACATGGACAGCATAATAACTAGTACCACTAGAATAAAATCCCACAAAATTTCCACCATATGTACTGGTAGAAATAACAGGTGGTTCTCTACGTTGTCTTTTAATTACCCCTAAATCATATGGCATTTTTCAAAATTCTCATTATCACTTATTTAACCGGAAGTGCTTTCTGGGATACAAGGAATGTAGCAGTAGTATATCTGGCAACCCCACGAGTAACACGAACTTCATCTATATATCCATTAAAATAGTTAGCCTGTGCTCCAAAACCTATACGAGTAATTGGATTAATAAAGTTAGGTGTAGCACTAGAATATGTTCCTTCAGTAAAACCATCTAAATATAAAGTAAAAACATTTGATAGTCTAACTAATGCTACATGATGCCATGTATTTACAGTAACTAGAGTTGTGCTCCTTATATAATCAAGACCCAACGTACCTACATTTAATGTACCTGTATTACCTAGATATATATCAAACCCAGCATTTGCAGTATTAGTGGTACGCATGTCAAATATTGATCTAAATGTAGTTGGTTGTAGATTAGAATTTGTCCAACCAACAAACGGTAAAACATAGATCCACATTTCTACAGTAAAGTCTGAAATTCCCAATGCATAACTACTAGTAGATACAGGTGTCATAGTTAGATAATCAGATACACCTGGAAAATACATAGATTTAGGATTATATTTTACAATATTAGATGCGGTAGTAGCTGTGTTTATTATTGTGATATTATGATTCATACTAGCATCAATTATTGATACATTATTAAAATTTAATAATAAACTTGTAGAAGTACCGGTATTAATAGATCTTAAAGGTGCAACAGGTGGATTAAATGTTGAATTATATAATGATTGTCCTTTTACTATTCTAAAATCTGAAATATATCCTGAAAAATATGAAGCCGCTGTTGGGCCATTTCTACCTATTATTATTTGACCATTAGAAAAATTAGTTGAAGAAGTAACGCTCAATGTTAGACTACCATTTTGCCATATTGACATAACGTTACTGGCTCTTGTTACAGCTACATGAGTCCATGTATAAGGAGTAATACCTCTAATTGAGTTAGGTGATGTTGTATTACTATAGCTAAACGATAATACCCCGGCAGTACCCATATTCAATGCAAATGAATTTGGACGTAGTGAATTGCCGCTAGGGCCGGCAAGATCAAAAATACATTGAGCTGTGGCCGCTGTAGTATATATCCAGGATTCAATGGTAAAATCTGAATCAAGTTGTAAAGAAGGTATTGATGCAGTTGCCGGGTTATCAAACGTTATTGACCCACTACTTGTAAATGTATATATTCTATAACCACCTGATACTGTATATGTAGGTGAACCAACTGTGGATGCTGCGGCAGGATAGATGTCTAAGTATCTAATAATAACAACACCACTACCGCCATCACCGCCTGTACCAACATAGTGTCCACCTCCTCCTCCACCAGTATTTGTAGTACCTGAGGTAGGAGTAGTAACCTGAGTTGGACCGCCGCCTTGACCGCCTCCACCGGACCCACCACTACCGCCACCAGGAGTTCCTGAAACACCTGCACCAATACCACTACCGCCACCACCTCCTGCATACGTTACGCTTGCACCTGATATAGAATATGCACCACCTGCACCACCTGCAGCACCTAATATACCACCACCACCACCACTGGCGCCGCCGCCGCCACCGGCGAGCCCACTGCCCGTGCCACCTGCGGTACCAGTGTAACTACCAGCACCACCATTATTACCCTGTCCAGAAGTACCAAGTCCGCCTGCTTGCTGGAAAGCGCCGCCGCCGCCTGATCCAGCAGTATTACCAGGTGAATATGCTCCATTAAGACCAGTAGTGCCAGAATACCCACCACCACCACCACCACCAAGTGAGGTAATTGTTGAAAATGCAGAAGGATTGCCGTTTCCGCCGGGACCACCGGTACCGTAATTACCGCCCGTACCACCAGCACCCACGGTAACTGTAATTGGTGTACCGGCACTAACTGGAAATCCTATACCTGTTCTAATTCCCCCGCCACCACCTCCACCGCCGGCGGAGCCGCCATACTGGCCGCCACCGCCTCCACCGCCACCGGCAACTACTAGGTATTCAATCAGAGGAAGTGTTGCCACAGAATTCATATAATCACTGGTACCATTAAGAGACACACTACCACCTATAGATATTGGTGTATAAGGATATCCCAATGTAAATGGCGAGTGTCTTTGTACTCTAGGTATGCTAGTAATAGTGCCAGTAGTTATAGAAATTGAAGATGTACTAATATCAATAAATCTATTAGAATTATTTGTAAGCAATATTGTGTTAGCAGGTGTATTAAATGGAGTAACAGGTAAGATAAATGCGCTAGTTGAAATAGGAGGAGGTAGTAATCCTACTAATGTCGGAGTTCCTCCAACTGTGAATGTTGTAGGAGATGATGAATAATCTGTAAATGTACTAGTTGTTAAAAATATTAAAAGTGTTGTATTGGTAATATTTGTTAAATTTGATGTAGGAACTGTAAATGGTGAGCTGGTATAAAGTGCTGTACCATTAAGAACTCTTATGTTTGATATCACAGCATTTGGAGTTGAATTAACTTGCCCTAGATAAGTACCTATGTTAACTCCAGTCTCAGTTATACTTGTTGCAAACGCAGTTCTATATGATGACACCCCATTTAAATAAAGAGTCATTGATCCTGAATTTCTAACCACGGCAACATGATACCATTGGTTAAGATTAATCGGAATACTGGTTGTGTATCCTATATTTTGGGTGGATATATACCAATTACCGTTGAAGCCGCCAACTACTAATCCATTAGGAGTTGCAGCTTTTCCAACAACATATTGGGGCGTACCTCCTGGACTCACTAGCCAATATACCCAAAATTCAATTGTAAAATTACTAGTCCCAAATACCATAGCAGTTGATGTTGCACTGGTCAAATAACTACTGCCATTTAAATATACTGATGTAGCAGTCGGAGTATTATATATAGCATTAGTTGATACTCTTAAATTACTAATAGAACCATTATAAAATTTATTCCAATGGGCTCCTATTACTATTCCAAGTGTTTGTGTAGAATTAGTTAATGTAGTTGAGGCAGATGCAGTAGATGGTAGAAGACTTCCATTTACGTATATTGTCGGCGTACCTGCATAGGATACCCAGGCTACGTGACTCCACGTACCTGTTGATAATGCATTAGTTGCAGTTATAAAATTTCTACCCACTGAGTCATTCCAATATAGCATAGGTTTATTACTTGCATCTAATCCTACACTCCATGCTAGACCGCCAGCAGTGGGAGACGCATCACCTAAAATAACAGTTGCCGTGTTAGATGCTTGAGTATTATTGGGATTTATCCATGCTTCAATAGTAAATGATTTATTAAGTCCAAAAAATGAATTCAATGCAAAACTAGTACCGGTACTGACAAATGTAAGATAATCTGTACTACCGTTAAATGATGTACTCCACAATGGTCCATATGGACTAAATGTGCCTTGTGCAATTGTAATAGTTGCTGTATTGATAGTAATATTATTGTAACTATTATCTATTATGATATTATTTGTACCTGTATTTTGACCATACTGACCGGATAATAATAGTGTTGTATTTTTTAAATATGGATCTGTTAAACCAGTTGGAAATCTAGCAGCATCACCGAGAAATGCTGGATATCTAAATATAGCAATTCCACTACCGCCAGGAGCAGCATTATAATTAGCTGCTGATGTATTATTGGCACCACCTCCACCTCCTCCAGAATTAATAAGACCCGAAGTAGCAACTAACAGAAGTCCGTTTAAAGGTGAATAATATGCCCCATTGCCGCCACCTCCTGCGCCACCTGGACCTATTGTCCAAGCGTTAGTAGTCCAAGAACCACCTCCACCGCCGCCGCTATATGCAATCATGGCACCTGAATGATTAAAATATCCCCCATCCCCCCCGGCACCGGCTGGATTACCGGCCACTGGCCAGGTGCCTTCATTAAGTGCAGGCCCACCAATAGTTGAAAATCCACCACCGCCACTGGCCAATGATTGAGATCCTTGGCCGCCTGCTTTTCCTTGTCCCGGTACTGGTGTTCCACCAAAGCCGTTGCCCGCTGCACCGCCGCCACTACCACCACTTCCGCCATTTTGTTGATAATTTCCACCACCACCGCCACCACCAAATGCTCTAACTATTTCAGTAGATGTAGTAAATGGTGCAAAGGTTGATACTGTTACTGTACCAGACGTTTGATTTAATACAATAGTAAGGGTTGATGCGTTTCCAATTGTAGCAGTATTAAATGCCAATAATACAGTTTGAGTTGTTATGGTATTAACGGCAACTACTGATAGTAAATTTGCAGTACCCGGATAGAAAATAGCAGCAGCTTGGGTTGCAGAGGTCACTGTTGTAGGTGGAGTAAAATTTCCTGTGTATGTGTATAATGCAATACCTTTTACCACACGTATATTACTTAAATAACCATTCATAAAAAACGAACCAACACCGGTAGAAGATCTTGCAGCAATTCCAAATCCTGTTTCGGTTATGTTATCCACCATATTAGAGAATGTCCAAACCCAAGATCCGTTTATATAAGCATTTATATTGGTACCACTTCTAGCCCATGCAATATGCATCCATTGTTGAATTTTAATAATAGCAGTGGTGGCACTATAACCAGTACCACCAGTAGTCATATACAAATAATTTGTGTTGAGACCGAATGCATATCCAAAAGTACCTGTTCCACTACCGACCGCTTGTTGATAAGTACCATTAGTGGCATTATAATATACCCAATATTCTACAGTAAAATCACCAGTACCAAAAGTAAATGCTGGTGAAGTAAGACTATTTAGAAATTGGTTAGTACCATTAAATGATAAACTTCCTGAATAAATACCGGGTCCTAATCCCGATGCTGTAACAGCATTATTATTAGTTAAGGTAGCTGTAGTACCTAATGAACTATCATAAAAAGCCCCAGCACCTGTAGAAGTAGTAAGCATCAACAAACTAGTTGATGTTCCGGAAATTGCCAATGACGGATTGCCATTAACATTGGCATTTTGTGTAGCAGTTAATGGTGCTGATACTCCACTTATTCCCGGATTATAAGCTGATATACTATTAACTATACGATAATTACTAAGATATCCTGTATAAAAAGAAGAAATTGACCAATCTTGGCTAATACTACCATATCCAATTCTTATATTTGTATTAGTAAAATTATGGAAATCAACGGTAGAGGTAGTTAAAAAGGTATTTCTATCTTTTATACCATTTATCCAAACATTCATAACACCGTTAACTCTAGCCACCGCTACATGGCTCCAAACTGCATTGGTAACAGTATTAATACTAGTTATATAAGTAGTACCACTAGTGTATATACCTACATTATTGTATAACCCTAGATAAACTATAAATCCTCTATTTGGAACATCTCCTCCTCGATTATTAAAATCTCTAGAATCGAATATAGGTCGGTAATTATAAGTAGCGTTTCTTCCATATGACGATGTTGGATACATCCAAGTTTCTATACTAAAATCATTAGTACCAAACGAAAATGCTGAATTTGTAGCAGTAATTATACTATTAGCAAAATATGCAGAATAGTAGGATGATGCATTAGTTGCATTATAAATTATTGTATCGCCGCCATTATTTCCATTGGCCGAGGCCGAGGTTGTAGGATTAAAACTACCGACACCCCCGCCTGCTCCGATAGTAACTCCAAAAGTAGTATTAGATGTAATATATCCCGACCCTATGGGATTTGTATAATATCCTGTGTAATTAGTAAAAGTAAAACCAGGTACAGTATTAGCAATAGGAGGAGCAAATTTATTTTCTGTTCCTGATCTAAATTGTCCTCTCACTGTGCCGCCGCCGGCCGCCGTACACATAAATATCACCCTTAATGCGCCTATTTTATATGTTCCTGTATTAATTCCAGCGTTACCGGTATCGCTCAATGGTGTACCGTTCCACGTATTATTTCTACCAACCCACCAATACGTTCCTTGGCCACTGTTCATAAATTGACTAGTCCATGCTATTTGCAGGGTATCACCGGGTTGAAATGCCCCTAATGTTACATTGCTTGCTCCAACGAAACCAGCAACAATACCAGTGCTAAGATTAATATATGGTATGTTATTCCATCCAGACGGAGAACCATCCCTAATTAAACCAATACCAACGTTAGCCGGACTAACATAGGTTATACCTATCTCCATATAATAGCCCTGTTGGTTCAAATTATTATAAGAACCTGCATCCATAATTGGCGCTGTTCTCGCACCACCAGTAGTTTGTTGAACAGCACTCCAACTATATAAGAAGGAACCGTTACCACCGGTAAAGTCAGTTTGACCCGGACCATCAACCCATCCACCTACTACATTTGCTTGAGTTGATGTGGTCACTGCTACAAATGCAGAACTAGCATATGCCCTATTAATGGGAACTAGTGAGGATCCGCTAACTATACCGCCACCTCCTCCACCACCAGCACTACTATTAGAAGATTGACCGCCTCCGCCACCACCTGCTACAGCTAAAAACTCTAAATTGTTTATTGTAGATGTAACTGTAAAAAATCCAGTTACTGTAAAAATATGTGCAATATAGGTAGTACCACTATAGGTATAAGATGTAATAGTTCCTCCCTGTGCATAGGTACTCGATGTTACATTTGCTGCTGTAGCATTTGAAACATAGCGTTGGCGGCGAGTAATACCTAAATCCAGAGTCATTGCTTATTATTCTATTTGTGGAATAGGATTAGATTTCCATGTTGATGTATCTTCATCCCATTCGTAGTAAAATCCTTCAACTGGATCAGGTCGTGCCACAGGTGCTACCCATGTACAAGTTTCGTCATCTAATATCCAACTAGGAAATGGTGACGGTGAATAAAATGCATCTCTATCGCTATCATATATATAGCCAATTCCTGCATAGTTTTTTCTTAATGGGGTTCCACCTGATAAATGTTTTCCAGCTGAAGTGTTGTAACTAGTTTGTATCCAATTATCAGGAGGACCAAACATACCTGTATCAATTACATTCTGTTCGGCTACTATGACCTGTGTTACTATACCGTTTTCTACTTTTGCAAAATGCGCCATTTTTTACCTCGTGCGTGTATTATTTGATATTTATTAATCTAGATTTTAGTATGATTAATATTTTTGAAGATTACCAAGATGTGGCTATAACTATACCTTCGCCGCCGTCACCACCGCGACCGCCGCCGGATCCAGTAAAGCCGCCGCCGCCTCCACCACCGCCGCTGCCAAAGCCTCCCTTTCCGCCTGTTCCTCCAATGTTTGAAGTAGTACCAGCAGCAGTTGCCCCCGAGCCACCGCCACCAGTTCCACCTAAATAGTAAAACATTCCACGAAATGCTTGTGTGCCACTACTACCGGGAAACCCACCAGATGTACCATTGGCAAGGCCACCTACACCACCTATTGCTCCTAGAAATGCCCCAGCACCAGTAATTGCGCCGCCTGTTACACCAGCAGTTGATGCAGCAGCTTGGCCACCACCACCTGTGCCACCGGTAACAACTAATCCAGTGACTGGTAATGCAAGGGCAGCAACCGCAACCGTTGTTGCACCGCCAGCACCACCAACTTGACCAATTAATGAAATTTGACTAACAACTGGCATTGTGCCAGCTGTGGCTAATCCTGCCAAAGGCGCAGCACCTATTACGTTAGCAGCACCAGCAGCGCCGCCAGTTGCAGCAGCAGAGGCAGCACCAGCAGCACCACCACCGCCGGCATTTGCTAATGCCAACAAATTATTAAGAGTTGTACTTGGATCAATTGATACATAACTTGCAACACCAGTACCACCAGCAACACCAGTACCTGATGAGCCAGAGCCACCAAACCCTACACTGATATATAAAATATCAGGTAATGCCCATGATGGATAAGTTAATATGCATTGACTACTACTACCACCGCCTGCACCACCACCACCTGCTCCTAAAGCACCAGCAAAGCCACCCCCCCCACCACCACCACCAGCTAGTACAACAAATTGTACAAAGTTAATTCCTCGAGGTTTTCTCCAGGTATGCCAACCAACACCAGCTGCTGCGGCATTAGCGTTGAATATTTGTATATCATATTTAGGATTACCGGCAAGATGACTAAAATCTAACATAGATTAATACTTTCCGCCTATACCTGTTACATACCAACCTGTGGCCACTTGGTTACCAAATCCAACCAATACTCTATAACCAGGCGGCAATGCAAGATTCATTGGATAATCAACTTCTGCTGTAGCTGCTGTTTGAGCAATAGCAGTTGCAGGTAATGATACCTCCCCGTAGAACATATTATTAACAACATAATCACTAGGATTAGCTAATTGTGATGAAATGATGGGCAATGTTTGTGTAAATGTACTAACTGTTGAAGCAAAATAGACATATTCGCCACCAGAAACTGGGCCAGTATATAAACGATAACTAACTGCACCTATTACTGTAGTCCACGACCAACTTATCGACCCCACACCTGTTGGCGATGTTAAGTTAACCGCCGCTGATTCAGCCGATATAGGTCCTAATCCACCCCATTGATCAATTGCTTGTACTTTACCATAGAATGTACCAGTACTTAGAAATCCACCGCTTGCGGAAGGAGTACCAGTAAGTGTAGTAGGTGCTGCTAATGGTGATAAGAGATTTAATGTACCTTCATTAATCCATATACGAGCAACAGTGGCAACGTTGGCACCGTCTGCTTTTGCCTTAAATCTTATTCTTTGTATAAATCCACCATTGGTAAGATCTGCTGTGAATATAGGAACAACAAATGTTCCTGTACCTGCAAAATCAGCAACAGGGGAGTTAGTAGATGAGTTAACGATTAATACACCGCCCTGTATATCTCCTACTCTTGAAAAAATTGGGGATGAATTTCCAGCCATTTTTAATATTCCTTAAAGTTATTAACTATATATTTATGGTAAGTACCAACCAGCTGCACCAGTTATGACTGAGAAATAAGAACTTACACCCGATGCACCAACGTCGCCTTTACTACCTACAAATCCATTGTTACCAGATGGTCCCATAGCACCTATTGAACCAGTATAGCCCACTGCACTTGTAGCAGGACCGACCCATGTCCAATCATTAGCTGCTATTTTTATCAATGTACCTACACTATATTGGGCATTTAATATAGGATAATCAGTATAACGAAGAGTTACTACTCCGGAAAATGGTGCAATTGTTACAGCGCCTGTTCCCATTTGCTGAATATCAACACGCTGTCCAATAACAAAATTTACGTCAATATCACGCGGAATTATAACTGTGCTGCCTGATGCATTAGTTAATTCTACCAAATATCCAGCATCTCCTGCTGTTAATGTATATGTAGAACCTGCCTGTACATTCAATGCTTGTATAGCGTTAAATCCACCAATACTGCCAGTATAGCCAAAACTACCAGTATAGCCAAAACTACCTGTGTATCCTGAACTACCAGAATACCCTTGACCTCCAGTTGGAACAACAAATAACCATTCATTTGAATCAGTTTTAATCAATGTCCCTAGACTATATTGAGCATTTAATATAGGATAATCTGTAGATATTATAGTAACGCCAGTGTCACCTACTACAGTAACTCCACCAGTACCTAATTGCTCTAAATCTAATCTACTTCCTATTGGAAAATTAACTAAACTTTCTGCCGGAACTGTTAGTACAATAGGGCTATTACTGTTTAATTTTATCAGATCGCCTACATCACTTAATACCAATGTATAGTTAGATGTTACTGTATTAAATTGTTGTACAGCAGTGCTAAAATTACCTTGACCACCAACACTACCTGTATATCCTGCACCAGCACTACCAGTATAACCATTCGTTAATACAAAATTAAATATAGCAAACTGATCATTACCGCTATTTGTAACTGTAGCTGTAGTTTGACTAAATGTAACTGTTCCTAGTTGTACTATAGCAGCCGTTCCAGTGCTACCTGTATATCCAGAACCACCAGTTCTTGAAAAAGCTACGCTCAATGGCTCTAAATTATAAATTGCACCACTAGTAGCAGTATTACCTGACAGATATTCAACACTTATTGTATAATATGTTGTGTTATTTGTGGCAGTAATTACGTTGAATACATTGGTAAACGTATTAATATTAGAACCATGACTAACTAATAACTGCCCTTTAGGTGTGCTAGAATTGTTTGCTGGCGAAATTTGTGCTAACCAACCAGCTAAATTTATTCCATTTACATCGTTGTTGTTTATATATAATTCAGTAATACTGGTAATAATATTATTATTGTATCTAATACTACCGTTTGCTGTTATACCCGGATCTGTAGTAGTAGCATCAAAATAATAATTTAGTCCGCCCTTGGTACCTTGACTACCAGTATAACCTTTACTACCCCAATATCCCTGATCACCATTATCACCTTTTATACCCTGACTACCGACATATCCTATTGATCCCATGGGACCTGGATCACCTAGTTCTCCTTGACTACCGGTGTATCCAATACTACCAGTCCAACCTATAATATTTCCAATATCTAACCATGTATATCCGTTCCATACCCACATATGACCACTATCGGTAGTAACATATGTATCGTTAAATGCACCTGTATAGCCATCTGGATACCCTGGCAATAAAGTAGATGTTGAAGTTGTTCCCTTAATAATAACACTGGTACCTGTACTACCTTGGCTACCTGTATAACCTAATTGTCCCACGAATCCACTAGCAGATATTTCTATCCATTGATAACTATCAGCATCTTGTGTATAAACAAGTTCAATACCGTAGGTAGTGTTAAACCAACGATCTCCCACAACTGGATCTGCGGGTGGGTAGGCAGAATATGTATAAGAGCTCTCACCTTTATCGCCTTGGCTTCCTGTATATCCAATACTACCTGTATAACCACTAGCTGTACTAGCACTACCAGTATAACCTTCACTACCGGTATAACCTTGACTGCCGGTATAACCTTGACTGCCAGTCCATCCATCTATACCTATAGTACCAGCACTACCTGTATAACCAGCACTACCAGCATAACCAACAAATTGTCCAACTGGAATCCATGATGTTCCATCCCAAACATTTAAATAGCCGTTGTCTGAAGTTATATAGCCATCGCCAATGGATCCTGAATAAGTCATCGGTGTTGGAGGAGTTTGATATCCTGGCAATAAATTATAAGTTGATGTACTACCTACAATTACAACACTGGTGCCAGCTGGTCCTTGACTACCGGAATATCCCACACTACCTGTATATCCAGTTTCTGTACTAGCACTACCTGTAAAACCAATACCTGTGGCTCCCTGAGGTCCTGTTGGTCCCTGAATACCTTGCGTACCAGTACTACCAGTGAAACCAATTACACCTTGTGTACCTGTTGAACCAGTGAATCCTCGATTTCCTTGTGGGCCCGTATCGCCTGCACTACCTGTATAACCCTGACTACCTGTATATGCTCTACTACCAGTATAACCTTCACTTCCAGTGTAGCCAACACCTTTTTCTTGTCCATTTATAAATATGGTGCCTGAAATATTAATTATGCCGCCAACATTCAAATCGCCTTTAATTCCAACTCCACCCAGTACTTGTAATGCACCTGTTGTAGAATTGGTAGAAGTAGTAGTGTTATAAATCTTAACACCTGCTGTACTCATACTCATTACATGAGTACCGGTAGTGGCACCAAAGTCAGCAGTAGTACCCGGCAATACTGTACCATCTGTCCAGAATTCAATAGTTGTTCCAGTATTAGCTGTAGCAATAACTAAATTTTTACCTTTATTAATAAGGTATCCGTCATTTATTGTTGTTATTCCAAAATCCGGAGTTGAATAGTTACTATTGTTAATGCCAAGATTTATATAGTAGTTAGAATCAGTACCAATGTTGTTGGTTAATACTAAATCAGTACTAGCAAAAACTTCTGTGCTAATATTTTGTATATTAACTTGTAAAGAATCATTAACATTACCGGTGACTTGTAAAGGTACATTAGGTAATAAAGTCTCATTTAATCTTGCACCAATTTTTACTTTGTCTGATACATTTAGATTACCGCCAACACCAACACTACCTTCGACAGTTAATGCACCTGTATTAGTAGAAGTTGTATTTGTAACGTTAGTGATTGATATAGCATTATTAGTTGTAGCACCCCTATTAGTGATTGTTTGTAATGTACTAGTATTCCATATTGTGATAGCACCAGTACTACTGCTGATTGCAGTATCAGTACCTGCTGTTATTGTAGTAGAAACAATACTTTGATCACTTGAATAAATTCTACCACCAACATATAAATCGCCGCCAATACCGGCTCCACCTATAACTACTAACGATCCAGTACTAGTTGATGTTGCTTGTGTGCTACTACTAATAATAATTGCACCCGGAACAGTACCTCCTAAGAAAGAAGCAGCATAGTTTCCAATGGTTGCAGTTGTTATAATTTGAGCGCCTGCAACAAAAGAAGTAGTTCCTATATAAGCAGCACCACCAATACCAACACCACCAGCAACTATCAATGCACCTGTATCAGTTGATGTACTACTAGTAATATTGGTAATATTAACTACTAATTCTGTTGTACCTGTAAAACTACCTTTACTACCAGTGAATCCAATTACACCTTGCGTACCTGTTGAACCAGTGAATCCAATTACACCTTGCGTACCTGTTGAACCAGTGAATCCAATTACACCTTGCGTACCTGTTGAACCAGTGAATCCAATTACACCTTGCGTACCTGTTGAACCAGTGAAACCAATTTCACCTTGAGTACCTGTTGAACCAGTAAAGCCGATCTCACCTTGAGTACCTGTGCTACCAGTGAAGCCAATTTCACCTTGGGTACCAGTACTACCAGTGAAACCAGTAATACCTTGGGTACCGGTTGAACCAGTATAACCAATTACACCCTGGGTACCAGTTGAACCTGTGTAACCGATATTACCTTGAGTACCAGTACTACCAACAAAACCAGTAGTACCTTGAGCACCAGTAGCACCACGGGGTCCTTGGCTACCCTGACTACTCTTTTCTAAAGCAACATAATCAATCCATGTTCTATGTGCTGTATTGCCGAAACTAACGTGGTTAATTCTAGCTGTAACATTACCACTAGATATATAAGGTGCTGAATCAATAGTACCTAGTATAAACTCAAACCATCCTGTAGAACCAGAGAATGTAGTAAATGTGTCCCATTGATTTTGAACGTAATTGTATAACTCAATTTGTTGGGTATGCCCTGAATTTTGAGTATAGTTAATATTCAATACAATACGATTGAAATCTGTTATACCACTAAATCCAATATAAACAATAAAGCCCGGTGCACCGCTAGCATCGTGAATACTATAATACCCAGTATTAGTTCCAGTATTATAATCGTTAAATGTCCAAATATCAGTTACACCACCAAAATCATAAGTCCCATAAACGGTTGTAGTATTAGCAATTGTAGTTAGTCCAGCTACGCTTCCTGGATTATTGGTAATATATGTAGCAGTATGTGTAACTGTTTCTAAATCAACGGCAGTTAAAATTCTTGAACCAGCAATATAGCTAGTAGTTGCAACATTTAACCTACCACCGATACCAACTCCCCCATCGACTACTAATGCACCTGTATTAGTTGATGTTGAATCTGTGGTATTAGTAATTCTTATTGCGTTAGTAGTAGTGGAACCTCTATTAGTAATACTTTGTAATGTACTGGTATTCCAAATATAAATGGATGTACCTGAATTAGCACTAACTGCTGTATCAGTACCTGCATAAATTGCAGTTTGATTTGCATATTGATTAATGGTAGCAGTGGATAATAGTTGTGCTCCATTTTGATATAATGTTCCACCTACATATAAATCTCCACCAATACCAACTCCCCCATCGACTACTAATGCACCTGTATTAGTTGATGTTGAATCTGTGGTATTAGTAATTCTTATTGCGTTAGTAGTAGTGGAACCTCTATTAGTAATACTTTGTAATGTACTGGTATTCCAAATATAAATGGATGTACCTGAATTAGCACTAACTGCTGTATCAGTACCTGCATAAATTGCAGTTTGATTTGCATATTGATTAATGGTAGCAGTAGATAGTATTTCGGCGCCATTTTGATATACTGTGCCACCGATGTACAAATCTCCACCAATGCCAACACCACCTACTATTTGTAAAGCACCTGAATTAGTTGAAGTTGCATTTGAAGTATTAGTAATTAAAATTATATTAGTAGTTGAATTTCCTCTATTAGTAATACTTTGTAATGTACTGGTATTCCAAATATAAATGGATGTACCTGAATTAGCACTAACTGCGGTATCAGTACCTGCATAAATTGCAGTTTGATTTGCAAATTGATTAACAGTAGATGTAGTAATTACCTTCTGACCATGCGTATAAATGTCGCCGCCTATCCAGGCATCTAAACCGATTCCTAGACCTCCGCGTACTACTAATGCACCTGTTTCGGTTGATATAGATTGGGTAGTTGCTGTATTGAAAATAGCAGTAACGTAATTAGAGTTAGTGCCGGCTACTACAATTTTAACACTAGTTTGACTCGACAATGTACCTATTACCAAATGTCCAACTGTTGGAAACTCACTATCACCAACTAACAAATATCCATCATTGGGTCCTAAGTTGTCTGCAAACGTATTAGGAGCAGTTCCGTCCCACCCACTGCTGGTAATACCCATATTAATAAATGCACTTGATTCAGTAACATTATCCGCTGATGCTACAATATCTGTACTGGCCCAATTACCTGAATTAATATTCTGTACATTAATTTCCATGTAATCATTAAGATCACCTGTAAATTGAGCCATTGTTTGTGCAAATGGAGTATAACCAAGAACACCAGCATATAATGCACCACTACCACTGGCATCACCATAGAATGTACCACTGTTTGCAGATAGTACATTTAATGTTATGTTAGTACCAGTAATATAACCACTAACATTTAAATTACCATGTAGATATCCATCACCGTTGATATTAAAACCGCTATCACCACCGATACCACCTGCAACATATAAAGCATTGGAAGAGAATGAAGATGTACTGGTAAGAGTATTATCAATTCTAATAGCATGGCTAGTTGTGTTACCTCTACTAGTTACACTTTCTAAAGTACTGGTATTCCAAATTGTAACATTGCCGGTACTGGTGCTTACTGCTGTATCTGTACCCGCTGTAATAATAGTTTTAGATGCATAGTCATTAACTGTAGAAGTAGTTATTACTTTCTGACCTTTCGTATAAACATCACCGCCTACCCATAAATCTAAACCAATACCAACACCACCGGCAACTTGCAAAGCACCCGATGTAGTATTTGTTGCATCAGTAGTATTAGATGTTTGAATAATGTCATCTGTTTTAATCAGTATAGTAGTGATTGTTGTATATTCAATAGTTAATTTTTGTGCAACAATTTGACCACCTACATATAAGTCGCCACCGATGCCAACACCACCGGCAACTTGTAAAGCACCTGAATTAGTTGATGATGCAGATGAACTATTAGAAATAGTATATGCACCAGTACTTAATGCTAATGCTACTCCTGCGGTATCAGCATATGTGCTAGAAGATGCTTGTACTGCATTGGCAACCAACGTACCAGTGTTGAAACTTAATGCAAATCCAGAAGTAGTGGCAAAATTAGATGTTGTGGCACTAGCTGCATTGGCAACCAACGTACCAGTGTTGAAACTTAATGCAAATCCAGAAGTAGTGGCAAAATTAGATGTTGTGGCACTAGCTGCATTGGCAACCAACGTACTAGTGTTGAAACTTAATGCAAATCCAGAAGTAGTGGCAAAATTAGATGTTGTGGCACTAACTGCATTGGCAACCAATGTACCGGTATTGAAACTTAACGCAAATCCAGAAGTAGTAGCAAAATTAGATGTTGTGGCACTAACTGCATTAGCAACCAATGTACTGGTATTAAAACTTAATGCAAATCCAGAAGTAGTAGCAAAATTAGATGTTGTAGCTGTATCAGCTAAAACTGCATTGGCAACCAACGTACCAGTGTTGAAACTTAATGCAAATCCAGAAGTAGTAGCAAAATTAGATGTTGTGGCACTAACTGCATTAGCAACCAATGTACTGGTATTAAAACTTAATGCAAATCCAGAAGTAGTAGCAAAATTAGATGTTGTAGCTGTATCAGCTAAAACTGCATGTGCTACCAACGTACCAGTATTAAAATTTAGTGCATAGGTAGCAGTATTAGCAAATTCTGCAAGTGTAGAAGTAGTTGCAAGTCCAGTGAATGATCCAATAAATGTTCCAGCAGTTACGGATCCTGTGACTTTTACATCTCCGCCAATAATTGCACCACCATCTAATATCAATGATGAGGTTGATGTATTAGCTATTATTAATGTACCAGTAACAGTATTAACACCAATTAGAGTAGCATTAGTTATTGTATTAGACCAAACTCTTGTACCATCATTATATCCAACTAATAATTGACCGTCACTTGTAGGTAATCCCAAATCTGGCTCAGCTTGACTTATATCTAAATATTCGTAGCGATCTGCGGTGAGATTACCACCGGTTAATTTCTTTATCTTACCGCTGAATAATCTACTTTTACTCATTGCTGGTTTCTAATATGCTTAAAACTAGATTGACACTATTATTTGCGCCGGCGCTAGCGGTCACACTTGCACCAGATTCGATTACTAATTTTCCTGTAGTAACTTCACACGCATCGTTTGCAGGTATTTCAAAATCTTTAAGCATAACAAATTCAGTAGCATTTTTTACTAATGTAAATTTTACAGTAACTGGACCTGCACTAATATTAGTCGCCTGAGCTCCTAATACAATAGTAGTAATAGCATCAGGAGTTTCATAGATTGTTTGAGTGCTTGTAGTTAATTCAAATGCTTTTGTTTTAAACGAATTTAACGGTAACGTTGCGGTTGCCATATTTTATGCTCCAATTGCTAATATATACGGTGTCATAACCGCAAACAGACTTTTTGTAAATGTTCTTCCGGAAATTGTTCCTATGTTGTTATTTATAACCAAGTCATTACCAATTCTAAAATCGCCTTTTTGGTCTGTTCCTGTGTAATAAACTTTACCACCATTAATAGCAACTGCCTGATTTTCAGTAATAGGTTCTCCACCTAGATATGGTAATGCTGCGTTAATATTCGTACCTGCTCCAATCCATTCAAAATTATGTGCAGAACTTTGTATTAAACTATATTGATGGAATGTTACAGGTGTATTATCAAAAGTAAATGGAATAGGTTGTTGTAGAGTAACTGTACTTGAATAAGCATTTTCCACAATATTAGCAACTATATCTACCAATCCCTGTGCTCTATTAGAATCGTCTTGAAGGCCTGCATTATTAGTTGTATCTTGTGATATAGTTACCTGTAATGGTGTTATAATATTTTTTAATACAACATCATCAATAATAGTTTTAATAAAATCATAAGCAGCAATAGTTGCTAATTTTTCAGTATCTGCAATTCTAAATACTGCACCGTCATAATATGAATCAGCAGCATCGGCAGTTTGACTATTACCATTATATAGCATATCGTAACTCACCGCATCTATAATATATCCCACATCACGCTTACATGTAGCAGTACTATAAACTACTCCCACATAACTAGTATTAATAAAAGCTACTGTTTCTGCTTGTATAAATGCTCTATTGTTCAATAATAAATTAAATGAATTTATAACACTTTGAGTACCATTAGGTATCAATCCAATTGGTACATGTAGAGGAGCCACAGTTGGTCCATTGTTAATAATATTTGTTATTGTAGAAATTTTATTATTAATTAAAAATACTTCTGCATTTGTTCCAGTTGAAGCATCTATGTATTGAGATACTACTGTTTGATACGGATTAGTTACTGCAACTCCTGTAACTAATTTTCTTGATAAATCTTTTACAAAATTATATGCTGCTGTAGTTTGAGGAATTTCATTTGTAATAACAGTAGCAGTAGAATCTGTATTATAATCATAATAATATACAGCGCTCATTATGCTTTGTCTATTGCCGCCGTGTAACAGATCAAATGATATACTGTCTATAATATATCCTACATCTCTATAACATGTAGAAGTACTATAAGTAAAATCTGGGTAGTTTGTGTTTATCCAGTTAATTGTATCATTTTGTATAGAAACTTTTGCTGCTAGTATAGCACCATATGCAGTATTTATATTAACGTTAACAGATGCAAAACTATTGGGAATAATTCTATCAGTAACACCTGATGTTCCTGTATTTAAAATATCTATAAGTGTATTAAAATTATCAATTACTATATCTCTTGGAGTTGCACCGCCATTTGAATTAGCAATATCACTCACTTGATCTCTCACATACGCAATAGCCGCTGTAGTAGTTGTTAATTCATTAACAATATCTCCAACATAGCCAGTTTGGCTCCAATATTGTAATCCTGCAAATGCACTTTGACTTGTCCCGCCATACAATAGATCAAATGCTATGCTATCAACAATGAGTCCTGTATCTCTGTGACAAGTTGCAGTGTTGTAGGTAAATCCACTTACATAAGCTACTGTTTCTTCTGCGATAAATTCTCTATTAGCTTGCAATTGCAATACTGCATTTTGAGTATATACAGACGAAGTTGTAGGAGGATTAAAATCATAGCTAGGTGTAACTCCTAGTCCGTTTTGCATAATGTTTAATATTATATCAAATAGCCCGGATAATCTAGTGTATGCAGTAGTTGCAGGTGTAAGTAATGTTAAAGTTTTAGTTTTTAGAAAAGTTACAGCATTTAATGTTTCAGTTAATTGATCAGTGACCACTGTAGAAGATGCTGCTCTATAATAACTTGTACCTGCTTTTATACTTTGATAATTTGTATTCAAAACCATATCATAACATACAGCTTCTAAAATATTTCCAACATCTCTACTGCATTTAAATTGATTAAAATCAAATCCTGGAAATGTTTCTAAAATATGTTTAATAGTTAAAACTTGTAGTTTTGATTTTTCATTAAGTACAGTTTGTCTAGCATTTCTTAATCCTGCATCTTCTCCGGAAAGATCAGGATATGCTATAGTGACATTGCCTGTTTTAAATGCAGTACTAGCAGAAATTGTATAATAATCTCCATTACCAAAACTCACAGCATCACCTATACTAGGTTTAGTAGTTAAATTATCTATAACCAGTGTTCTACCACTAGTATTTCCAACTAAATTACCTGTGTATTTTGTAGCACCAACACCGTCTGAATATAATGCATAATTACCAAAACTGCTATTACTATTAGTAATAGAACAATTACCGCCGGACTCACATAAAATACCTATATTGCAGCAGATTGTAAAAACAGAAACAAGCTGTGTATATCCACTGTTAAGCATATGGACACCAATGCCACCTTGATTGTATTGTGTAAATGCATCTACAACCATACTCTTAGTGCCCAATGCGTGATCACCATCAACACGCATACCTGTACCGTCTGTGGTCATACTTGTACAGTTTTGTACATATGGACTTGTAGAAATAACGCCAGCACTACCATCTGGATTAAAAGCTATTGCTGCTGCCGGAGATTCATGATCCTTAAATGTCATGTGTGCAATATATACACCGTTATTAACATAGAATATATCGTTAGTGGAGGTAGTGGATCTAACAGTTACAGATCTTAAATTATCACCAACAATTGACACAAAGTCCGGTACTGTAATGGGAGTATTTTCAATATAATCGCCGCTTTTGACAAAAATAGTAGTACCTGTACTAGCTGACGCTACTGCTGATGCAATGGTAAGTTTAGTACTAGCTAATGTACGTCCATCATTTACATCATTTCCGCTTTTACTAACGTAGATAACATTAGAAACAGCCATGCTTAGTGTAGATGTGCTTGCAGAACCTGTGTAACCACGGATACCGCCGTAGTCTAAATCATCCCAAAAGTGTATACCGTCTCCAATTTTGAACAAATTGGTATCGGTTTCAATCCCCATTTCTGCTTCAGCGAGTTTGGGATTTACGGAATGCCATTCAAATGCTGTGCCCCGTCTAAATTGGATTTGTACTGCCATTTTTACCTTTTATAACTGCTCAGAGGTATTTATCAAGTTACGCCGCCTGCATCTAAACTGGAAATTCCACCGTAATTTGTACCCGGATAGCCTCCATCTAAGTTATAACTGCCACCTCCACCACCGCCACCTGTTCCCGGATCACCTTTTTCACCTTTTTCACCCTGACTACCAGTAAAACCTAATATTCCTTGGCTACCTGTGTAACCTACACTACCACTATAGCCTTTAGTGCCCGGATTACCTTGATTACCCTGACTACCAGTATATCCTGTAGCTGTACTAGCACTACCAGTGAAACCAATTATACCCTGAGTACCTGTTGAACCAGTGAAACCAATTATACCTTGAGTACCGGTTGAGCCAGTGAATCCAATAACACCCTGAGTACCTGTGCTACCGGTAAATCCGATAACACCTTGCGTGCCTGTACTACCTGTAAAACCGAGGGTACCATCACTACCTGCTGAACCAGTGAAACCAGTTACACCCTGAGTACCTGTACTACCAGTATAACCATTTAAAATAGTACCATTAATTGAAGTAAATCGTATATTATTTTGAGCATCAACACTAATGGTAACACCAGTAGTTGTATTACCTAATCTAATGTAACCGCCTACATTTAGGTCTCCGCCAAAGCCTGCGCCACCAGCAACTACTAACGCTCCTGTAGAAGTTGAAATTGAAGTAGTTGTGTTATTTGTTTTTATTATGTCATCGGTTTCTACTATTGTAGTTGTTACCGTAGTATATTGTATTGTTAATTTTTGTGCAACAATTTCGCCACCAACATATAGATCTCCGCCAATACCAACTCCACCTGCAACAACAAGAGAACCAGTACTAGTTGATGTGGCTGATGTTGTCCCATATACTATTATATTAGTAGCGGTGATTGTTCCTGTTGATGAAATATTACCAGTTTCGATTGTATCTGCTAATACTACTAAGTTACTTCCGGTACTAGTTATAGTAGCATTAGTAAGTGTGGTTCCTACTACCAATTTGTTTATTACTAATCCACCACTAGGAGCAGTTGATAAAGTAGTTCCACCTAAATCAATAGTGTTTCCTGCTAGATAAAGTACGCCAAATCGTTTATCAGGAGAACCTAAATCTTGTAATTTATCAGTTTCAGGAATAAATTTAAAACCTGTACTAAGAGTTACTGTACCAGTTGTATCAGTTTTTAATCCTATTACAGCACTACCTGTATAACCAACACTACCAGTCCATCCAAGATCACCTTGACTACCGGTATAACCAGTAATACCCTGAGTACCTGTACTACCTGTAAATCCAGTAACACCTTGCGTACCAGTTGAACCAGTAAAACCAATATTACCCTGAGTACCTGTACTACCTGTAAATCCAGTAACACCTTGCGTACCAGTTGAACCAGTAAAACCAATTATACCTTGAGTACCTGTACTACCTGTAAATCCAGTAACACCTTGGGTACCTGTACTACCGGTATAACCAACACTACCAGTATATCCTGTAGCTGTACTAGCTGAACCTGTAAATCCAATTTCTCCCTGTGTGCCAGTTGAACCAGTAAAACCAATTATACCTTGAGTACCTGTACTACCTGTAAATCCAGTAACACCTTGTGTACCTGTGCTACCAGTATAACCAACACTACCAGTATATCCTGTAGCTGTACTAGCTGAACCTGTAAATCCTATTGTTCCTTGATTTCCTTGCGGTCCTTGGAAACCTTGTGGTCCTTGGCTACCAGTAAATCCAATAACCCCTTGAGTACCTGTTGAACCAGTAAATCCAATCTCACCTTGCGTGCCTGTGCTACCTGTAAATCCAGTTACACCTTGCGTACCAGTACTACCAGTGAAACCAATTACACCCTGGGTACCTGTTGAACCAGTAAATCCAGTAACACCCTGAGTACCAGTACTACCAGTGAAACCAATTATACCTTGAGTACCGGTATTACCTTGAGGGCCTTGTGGCCCCATATTTCCTTGCAGACCTTCTGCTCCCTGCGGACCAACAATTTGACCTACATTATTCCATGTAGAAGTTATAGTATTCCAAAAGTATAAATCACCATCTGCAATAACTATCCATCCATCACCCGGGTTACCTATTGCAGGAAGACCACCAACTGTCGAGGTGCTACCTATTAATGTAACACTAACACCTTGCTCACCTGTATAGCCACGTGGTCCTTGGGTACCAGTAGTACCCTGTAGTCCTTGATCTCCTTTATCACCCTGACTACCAGTGAAACCAATATAACCTTGCGTACCTGTTGAACCAGTGAAACCAGTAACACCCTGCGTACCTGTTGAACCAGTAAAACCAATATCACCCTGAGTACCTGTTGAACCAGTGAAACCAATCTCCCCTTGTGTGCCGGTTGAACCAGTGAAACCAATAACCCCTTGAGTACCTGTTGAACCAGTGAAACCTATCTCGCCCTGAGTACCAGTACTACCAGTGAAACCTATCTCGCCCTGAGTACCAGTACTACCAGTGAAACCTATCTCGCCCTGAGTACCAGTACTACCAGTAAATCCGATCTCACCTTGCGTACCAGTACTACCAGTGAAACCTATCTCGCCTTGAGTACCTGTTGAACCAGTGAAACCTATCTCTCCCTGAGTACCTGTACTACCTGTATAACCAGTTACACCCTGCGTACCTGTGCTACCGGTGAAACCAATCTCTCCCTGCGTACCTGTTGAACCAGTAAAACCAATCTCTCCCTGCGTACCAGTACTACCAGTGAAACCAGTTACGCCTTGAGTACCTGTTGAACCAGTAAAACCAATCTCTCCCTGCGTACCAGTACTACCAGTGAAACCAGTTACGCCTTGAGTACCTGTTGAACCAGTAAACCCAATCTCACCTTGCGTACCTGTTGAACCAGTGAAACCAATTTCACCTTGAGTACCTGTTGAACCAGTGAAACCAATCTCGCCTTGAGTACCTGTTGAACCAGTAAAGCCGATCTCACCTTGAGTACCTGTGCTACCAGTGAAGCCAATTTCACCTTGAGTACCTGTTGAACCAGTAAAGCCGATCTCACCTTGAGTACCTGTGCTACCAGTGAAGCCAATTTCACCTTGAGTACCTGTACTACCAGTGAATCCAATTATACCCTGGGTACCAGTTGAACCAGTATAACCAGTTATACCTTGCGTACCAGTACTACCAGTGAATCCAATTATACCCTGGGTACCAGTTGAACCAGTATAACCAGTTATACCTTGCGTACCAGTACTACCAGTGAATCCAATTGGTCCTTGAGTACCGGTGTTACCTTGAGGTCCCTGTGGTCCCATATTTCCTTGAAGACCTTCTGCTCCTTGAGGGCCGACAATTTGACCTACATTATTCCATGTAGATGTAATAGTATTCCAGAAATACAAGTCGCCATCTGCATCAACAATCCATCCGTCACCTGGATTACCCATTGCAGGAAGACCACCAACAGTTGAGGTGCTACCTATTAATGTAACACTAACACCTTGCTCACCTGTGTAGCCACGTGGTCCTTGAGTACCAGTAGTACCTTGTAGTCCCTGCTCGCCCTTATCGCCTTGACTACCAGTATAACCGGTATAACCCTGTGTACCTGTACTACCAGTGAAACCAGTTACGCCTTGAGTACCTGTACTACCAGTGAATCCAATCTCACCCTGCGTACCTGTGCTACCAGTGAATCCAATAACCCCTTGAGTACCTGTTGAACCAGTGAAACCTATCTCCCCTTGAGTACCTGTACTACCAGTGAAACCTATCTCTCCTTGCGTACCTGTACTACCAGTGAAACCAATCTCACCTTGTGTGCCGGTTGAACCAGTGAAACCAGTAACACCTTGCGTACCTGTACTACCAGTAAAACCAATATTACCCTGAGTACCTGTACTACCAGTAAATCCAGTAACACCTTGTGTGCCGGTTGAACCAGTGAAACCAATCTCACCTTGCGTACCTGTACTACCAGTAAATCCAATAACACCTTGCGTACCTGTACTACCAGTAAATCCAATTTCGCCTTGTGTGCCGGTTGAACCAGTAAATCCAGTAACACCTTGTGTGCCGGTTGAACCAGTAAAACCAATCTCTCCCTGCGTACCAGTACTACCTGTGAAACCAGTTACACCTTGAGTACCAGTACTACCAGTAAAACCAATTATACCCTGCGTACCTGTACTACCTGTGAAACCAATATCACCCTGCGTACCAGTACTACCTGTGAAACCAATATTACCTTGAGTACCAGTACTACCTGTGAAACCAATATTACCCTGAGTACCAGTACTACCTGTGAAACCAATATTACCCTGAGTACCAGTACTACCTGTATAACCAGTTACACCCTGAGTACCAGTTGAACCAGTAAAACCAATATTACCTTGAGTACCAGTACTACCAGTAAAACCTATCTCCCCTTGAGTACCAGTACTACCAGTAAAACCAATCTCTCCCTGCGTACCAGTACTACCGGTGAAACCAGTTACACCCTGAGTACCAGTTGAACCAGTAAAACCAATTATACCTTGAGTACCTGTATTACCTTGAGGGCCTTGTGGACCCATATTTCCTTGAAGGCCTTCTGCTCCCTGCGGACCAACAATTTGACCTATATTATTCCATGTAGAAGTTATGGTATTCCAAAAGTATAAATCACCATCTGCTTCAACAATCCATCCATCACCTGGATTACCTATTGCAGGAAGACCACCAACAGTTGATGTGCTACCTATTAGTGTAACACTAACACCTTGCTCACCTGTATATCCCCGTGGTCCTTGGGTACCAGTGGTACCTTGTAGTCCTTGATCGCCTTTATCTCCTTGACTACCAGTAAAACCAGTGTAACCTTGCGTACCTGTACTACCAGTGAAACCAGTTACACCCTGAGTACCTGTACTACCAGTGAAACCAATATCACCCTGCGTACCTGTACTACCAGTGAAACCAGTTACACCCTGAGTACCTGTTGAACCGGTGAAACCGATCTCGCCCTGCGTACCAGTTGAACCAGTGAAACCAATCTCACCTGCGCTACCAGTAAATCCAGCCTCACCCTGCGTACCAGTTGAACCAGTGAAACCAATATTACCTTGAGTACCAGTAC